GTATTTAACACCATTTTCCAGCCCGTAATTTCTTTTTCTATGTTCATTACTTCTTGATCAACTAATACGGCATCAAACTCTAATACTTTTGAATCACGGATTTCCCAATGAGGTGCAAATAATTTGCATATTTCAACCGAACGATCAGTAGACCCACGATTAATAAGAATACCATGATCAAATAATTTTGTATGGTGCATTAACCACCACGGAAGCAGATACTCTTCGTTATAAAAATGAGAAATTAAAGTTGTATTCATAAAGAGTCCTCCTTTCAAAATTTTGTGGAATATATCCTTGTCTAGTATGATATGCTACTTGATCTAAAAAGTTTTCTTTAAAATTTATAATGGATGTTGAGATTAAAAAACACTCAATGAAAGAATATAGCCCACCATATTCCGAATAATGCAATCCAAACAATCTAAGTAATATGTATTTCAAAATTTTCATAATTACTCCTTTTAGATATAAATTGCTCAATGAAGATGGATTTTATAAAATTGTTACAAAATAATCTTTTTCAAATAAGAAAGTTACTAAAATGTGGAAAAATAATATAACAATATCTATAAATATAGTCCTACTGTAAGAATCAGCGGACATCGAACTATAAGAGCATTAGTAATATTGCTCTATAGTTTGGTTTCCGCTTTTTTATTAACAAAATGTATAAGGGGTGTTTTTATATATGGCGCAATTAACTTTCTTACCTAAAATTGATCGCAAAGCAACGCAGGCTCGTTTAGAAGAGGTTCTTGAAAATGTTCGTATTTATAGACAATTTGGGATGATTAGACATGAAATGAAGGTTACAGCATCTAGCGAGGTAAGATATCATGGTCCAACAAATATGGTAGGGAAGCCAGCAGAAGATATTGCTTTAGCAAATGTTGGTATGAGTGAGCGTACGTATAGACGAAATAGATCTAGTGCTTTTTATAAATTAGCTTTTGCTCTTAGATTAGAAGTATATGAGACTGAAGAAACTGGAGGTAATGAATAATGAATTTTGTTCAGCAGATACGTGATCCAGAAGAAATACAGCAGCTAAAAGAGTATTTTAAGGAGAAGTGTGCACGAAATTAAATTTTATTCATTATGGGAATCAATACAGGCTTGAGAATCTCTGACATTTTAAAATTGAAGGTAGAAGATGTAAAAACGAGTCATATCTCTATGAGGGAAAAGAAAACAGGAAAACAAAAACGTATTCAAAATACTGCAGCATTAAAAAGAGAACTGAAATGGTTTATAGAAGAAAGAGAAGATCATGAATACCTATTACAAAGTAGACAATGAAAGAATCGTCCTATCGGTCGTAGTATGGAATATAAGATATTAAGTATAGCCGCAGCAGAGTTTAGTTTAGATGAAATAGAACGCATACGCTAAGAAAGACGTACGGGTACCATATGTACATGCAAACGAAAAACATAGCACATTAATCATGGAGATATTCAATCACTCTTCAGAGAAGGTCATGTTACGTTATATAGGTGTAAATCAAGATGCAATAGATAAAGCAATGACTAGGTTTGAAATCGAATCATTGCTTTTTTCTTTTTAAATCTAGGGGTACCGTCACCGTTTTTGAAAACCCCCATGCTAAGAGCATACAAAAATTTATACAGTTTTTGGATAATTCAGTAACAAAAGAGAACCCGAAAACCTGCGTCAGGATAGGAATGTATAAAATAATGCATAAATCTGTAGAACAAAAAAAGGAAATTCCTTTGTCAGAGGATGGGCCCACCTTTCCTTGCTATCGATAATGAGACGTCATGTTAGCTTAACATGAATATAATATAAAAAAGGAATTTATAAGATTTGACGAGAATAAAATTGTACTAAAAGGATATCGGAGGTTTTTTATGAAACTAGTAGGACAGCAAATATATCTTCGACTTTACAAAATTTCTGACGCGAGCGAGTTAGCTAACTTACACACTAGAAATCGCGAATTTTTTCAACGAGTTTGTCCATTACTCCCAGAAGTCTTTTATACAGAAGAACATCAAAAAATACGCATTGAACGAGCATTAAAAAAGAAAGCTGAAGATCAAGTTTACGCTTTTGGAATCTTTTTAAAAGCAACTGATAAACTTATCGGAGACATTTCATTAACTCAAATTGCTAGGGATCCCGCCCAAAGCTGTTATACGGGATTTACCTTAGATAGGGAGCATAGTTCAAGGGGCTATACAACAGAGGCTCTACAACTTGTTGTAGACTTTGCATTTAGAGAATTAAAACTACATAGAATTGAAGCAGGAGCTATGCCTAGCAATATAGCATCTATTCGTGTATTAGAAAAAGTAGGATTTAAAAAAGAAGGTATAGCTAAAGAAAATGTAAAGATTAATGGCAAATGGACAGATCATCAAATATTAGCTATCATCAACAGCCTGGATGTATAAGCACATTTCACTTCCGATAATGAGACGTTATGTCAACCTAACATGTATAGGATATACACTGTTCCTTATTCAACTAACTGGCAGGTTAGTTGAAGTGTATTTTGGTTAATATAGGAATTTTTGGATGCCCCCTAGAATATAAAAAATATAGATTGTATTATAGGAGGTATATAATGAAACAAAACATTTATGATAATCCGTTTTTCTTTAAAAATTATAAGTCATTACGTGAAAATGGATTTACCTTTAATGATTTTGTTGAACAGCCAGCAATTAAATCTATAATTGCTAATCTTACAGATAAGTCTGTATTAGATTTGGGATGTGGAACTGGTCATTTTTCTATGTACTGTGTAGAAAATGGTGCCTCGAAAGTTATAGGAGTGGACATCTCAAGAAATATGATTGAACAAGCTGAAATGTATAACAAAAACGAAAAAATAGATTATATGTGTGTACCAATAGAAGAACTTAATTTGCCAAATCAAAAATTCGACTTAATAACAAGTTCTTTAGTTATACATTACATAGAAGATTACTCACATCTAATTAAGAAAATAAGAGATCTGTTAAAAAATGATGGTGAATTTATCTTTTCAACAGAACATCCAATAGTAACAGCTCGAAAGGAAATGAATAATTGGTTTAAGGATAATAATGGAAACAGATTGCATTGGGCATTAGATAATTATCAAGAAGAAGGAAAAAGAGAGGAACATTGGTGGATAGATGGTGTTGTTAAATATCACAGAACAATTTCAACATTAATTAATACTCTTATAGACAACGGTTTTGTAATTGAGAAAATTATTGAGCCAGAGTCAACTCCAACAGGATTAGAAAAAATGCCAGAATTAATAAATGAAAAACGGAGACCATCTTCTATTATCATTAAATCAAGAAAATATTGAGATTAAACCCTCGTTGATTAACTTCCACTTTCGAGAATTATGTAAATAAGCTGTCCATATGGGCAGCTTTATTTTATGTTCCCGCATAGCGTAGGTTATTTTGAAAAATGCTGGTGGTATCCCTCCCTATACAGCTACTCATAATTTTTGTACTGTGTAACTCAAAAGAGAAAGTTAAATAAAATTAATGATAGCAAGGGATTCAGTGATAGGATCAGTTACACACAATATAAGATAAGGGTAAGTCTATGCTATTAACAAGAAAGTGGTGGTTGTGATGAGGGAAAGATGTCCGGTTTGTCAAAACTCTATTGAGGAACCCCAATTAGTAGGAGTGGGAGGGGGACGTGCAGAGCAATATAAATGTGAGAATTGTGGCACATTTTCCATGATTGAAGAAGCGAGAATCGAATTAAATGTAGAGCAGAAGAGAAAACTTTCTGCAATTTTAAGAAAGAGAAACATTAGAGGGATGGGAAAAATAATGATTTTTCTTAATCGACCAGATGAAAATCTTTCAGAATTTCCGTATCCTATTTATCTTTTAGCGGATCTATTAAGTGAATATCCAGATAGTGCTTCTGATAGATTGGATGAGTCATTAATAAACTTAGCTAAATTGTCAAAATTTCCAGGTGACCCATTATATATTCGTGAATCAGATAAATCTCTATTTTTTGTACAGAGTGTTCATTTGTTGGAAATGAAATATATAGCGAACCAATTATTTCAGGACGAATTAATTGAGATATCTAAGCTATCTGCAGCAGATTTTCCTGCACATATTACAGTTACAGCAAAAGGGTGGAATCGTATTGCAGAATTAGAAAAGGGAAGAGAAGCGGATACTAAGCAGGTGTTTGTCGCTATGTCATTTAGTCCAAAAATGGATAGTCTATATCAGAATGCAATTGCAACGGCTGTAAAAGAAGCAGGTTATGAGCCTATTCGAATTGATAAAGTGGAACACAATAACAAAATTGATGATGAGATTATAGTTAAAATAAGACAAAGTAAATTTATAATTGCAGATTTTACTGAACATAGAGGTGACGTCTATTTTGAAGCCGGCTATGCAATGGGACTTGGTAAACCTGTAATATGGACTTGCAGGGAAAATGACTTAGCAAATCTGCATTTTGATACTAGACAATATAGCCATATTGTTTGGAAAGATGAGAGGGAATTAAAAGATTCATTACTTAATAGAATAAGAGCTACAATCAATTAAAGAAAGGTGGCAGATTCGTGATCGCTTTTTTGCAGTAAATGTGCCGGTCGTTTTGGAGTTAACGTGATATATTTGTATTGTGAGAAGTGGACGAAAACATTGCTCATAAAATTCCTCTGAAAATGGATCTTCATAACTGGTGATGGTTGCAGGCTGGATGAATGGTTGTTCTTCATTTCACATTCAATTGCAATTTACGTTGTATAAACGGAGAAGGGGTTTTGCTCTTCTTTTAGTTACTTAATATTGCTGAAACAGATAAATGTAAATAAGATTAGGTGATTGGAAGAAGAATAAAACTTCATTTACCATAATTGAAATGCAAATGTAATACTTAATGAAAAAGCATCCATTCGGGTGCTTTTTATTTTGGAGGGATGAAGGATGGATAAAGCCAAATTAACTAAACCAGCACAAGCGGTTATAATTGGTACATTCATTTCAATGTTAGGACGGGATCTTGTAAATGAACGTATCGATAAAAAGAAATTAGAAAGTGTTATTCCAATCTTTAATGAGTTGGAAGATATACAACGCCAAAGTAAAAAATTCGATAACTGGGTGTTCAGATTTTGTTGTACCGGTCATTATTAATACAATAGAAATAATAAAAAAGATAACGGTAGGACGACCATATTGTTTTGTTTTTCCATTTTTCTTAAAGAAGGAAAAGGATACATAAGATTAAAAGAATAAAAGCAAATAGAAGTAATACGCCACCAATATTACTCAAAATAGCCATTTTCATACCTCTATTTGTAAGATTTTCTCTATTGATTATATAGGAACTTATTGGATAATACACGTTTTATATAAATTTCGAAAATTGATATTTTTAATAGACATATAAACAATTAATTTGTATATAAGGAAAAATGTATATATTTCCTATTACTTTTTTAAAGAGATTTCATAAATTAAAGTATATCGATTGAAAGGAGGAGATTTGAATGGAATTTCAATTGTTAGTGAATTGTATATTACAAGAAGGTAATGCGTACTTTTTAGTAACGAAGGTAGACGATGTAATTACGTTAAAAGTACCGATTACAGCAGGAGTAGCAGCATTATTTTTAGCTTTTGGTGTACCAAGATGTTCTTAATTTAAATCTCTATAGTAGAAAGAGGAGGACAAGCCTCCTCTTTCTACTATTACATAATTATTTTATGTAAACTATAATGGTGTTTTATATTAGCACGTTTAAAATGGACATGCATATACTATAATGTTTCATTGGCGTTTGTGATGAACGATAGTTTTGATAAGTGATATTCTTTTAAGTTATGAAAATAAAAGAGGTGCTATTATATATGAAAAGAAGAACATTAGATATTCCAGTTTCATTGCGAAGAGAGTGGTTTTTAATAGAGTTAGCTCATTTAACGAAAAAATATGGAATTGAAATTGCAACTAGCAAAATGGAAGCCGCACCGTTTTTAAGGGATCAAGTTACGGAATCAAAAATAGGAGCAGGGCTACAATACGATAAATATGATGATGAGTATATAATTGAAATGTAAGTAATACATGGCACAAAAAGAAATGCTTAATAATACTAGTCTTTTAAAAGAGTAACACTGATAAGGAATTACGCTATAAAAAATTATAAAATAAAGCAGATTCTATATATAGAATCTGCTTTATTATGAAATATTTTTAATCAACTAGCCTCTTTCTAATATTTTTCCTACATATTTCTCTTGAGTGATTCCAAAAGATTCACGAAGAATGCGAGCATATTCTTTAGAACCTATTGGTCGTTTATTTTTTGTGCCTTTAAAGGTTTCTGTATAATTTTTTTTCGTTAATGATATGTGACCATAATCAGTTAATTTACAAGTGATAGCCCCTTTATTAAAAGGCGATTCGTTATGCTCTACAATTACTTTTTGAATGTTATTCACTTTTTTCTCATCTATTGGATCTATAGTGAAAGCATAGCCTATTTTCCATTCGTTTGAAGGTTCAGATTGTAAGAAACTTGTAGATTCGCCGTTTGCGCCTTTTCGCATTTCTAAAATATGTGTACCTTTTCGGGTATTTCGTTTGTAAATTCGATATTCTCCCGTTTGAGAAGATATGATTTCGCCATTAAAAGGGACTGGATGTAAAGGGAGATGAGATGCAAAACCTGCATCCACAATATAATCTGTATGATCATGACTTAAAATTATAATGACATGACCATCATCAGGTTTCCATTTATTATCGTAAAGATCGTATACAGTACCAGCTACTTTGTATACTTGAAACCCACAATCAATTAAAAAGTAATACAATAAGGAATTTAATTCATAACAAAGACCGCCTCTTTTTTGAATAAGTAACTTTTCTACTAAGTTATTTTTTGAAATGTTTTTAATAGTACCAGCCATAATATCAAGATTTTCATAGGGGAAAATCATTCCCATTTTTAAGAGGACTTCATCTAAATCATCAAATGTTAGTTCTTTTGCGGGAATTTTTAATCGTTTAAAAAACTCCTTTTGTAAATTGGTCATCATAAAGCATTCTCCTTTCTTTTTACAGAATTTTCTTCTGCTTACCGATAGGTTAGTACTTCTAAAAACTTAATTCAAGTCTGCGAAAATTATCATAATATATGTTTCTGGAAATATGATTTTATATTTTGAAATTTCAGTTAAATATTTAGTCATAGGAAAGTCTTACAATACAAGCTCCTTTTAAATTCGTTTGTATGTAATGAAAAGAAAATACATATCTTCATTATGTTTTTAAATAACTAATTAATAATAAAATGTTTTTTTAATAAAATTTTTTCNNTTTGTATGCTTTATATAAACAATCATGATTTGAAAAACATCTTGATGTAGTGAAGTTAACAATTATTGAGAAATTTTTTTGTCGTGTTTACTCAAAAGGAAGAGATGGAAACGAAGAGAATAACGTGAGTTAAGGAAGAGGGTGTACGAGTAATCACCTGAATATAGGGCTAACATCTTTTTCAAATAAAAAGATTAGCTATTATTAAGGGAGAAAATATAAATTATTACAAAGAGCACCTTCTTTCAAAAAAAGTGGGGGGAGTAACATGCGATTAATGAGAAGATGTGTTGCCTTACTAATTATATTTTTTATCATGGCTCCATCGATTAGCACAAATGTAAGGGCAGAAGTTGTAAAAGAGCTTGGAAAGGGGTTTCCTGATACAGAAGTATTTACACCTGGCGATTGGTTTTTAGGACAAAAACCAACTAATTATGATGAGAATAAGCCTCCAATTCTCTTTGTACAAGGCAGAAATGGTAATGCGGATAGTTGGTATGGAAAGACTGTATATCACGATATAAATGATATGTATGACTATGCTTTGAAAGCGGGATATCAAACGGTATTTATTCAATTATATGATGCGGCAGGGAAAGGATCGGCTAGTCAGTGGGACAACGGAAAATTGTTAGCACAAAAACTGGAAGAAATATATAATCATTTCGGTAAAAAGGTTACTATTGTAGCGCATAGTAAAGGTGGTATAGATACACAAGCGGCATTAGTTGGATATGGTGCGAATCGATTTGTTGGGAATGTTATTACACTTGCGACACCACATCACGGCTCAAATTTAGCGGATTTATCATATAGTTGGTGGGCAGGTTGGCTTGCTTCTATATTAGGTCAAAAAGATGATGGTACGTACGCGTTACAGATAGGGGAAATGGCAAAATTTCGTTCAACGATAGATAATAATCCAGCAGTTAAATTAAACCGTTACTATACGGCTACTGGGACTAGCTGGGGACCAGTATTTTCTGCGTTATCTATGGGCGGATTATATTTGTCATCGTACGGCTCGAATGATGGATTAGTAAATGAATGGAGTGCTAAGCTACCATATGGCACACATTTATTTACAGATTCCAAATTTGATCATGACAATATACGAAAAGGATCAGCTGTTTTCGCACGAATTGAACCATATTTACGTACTGCAAATGTAGGCGTGCCACCTTTAGTAGCACCAAGTAATAGTTCAGAAGAAAATATAGAGCAATTAAATACAACTTCTAATCAAAATATTTTAGGGGGAGAATTGCCACAAAGTCAGTGGATAGAGCAAGCTGTGGCGGTTGATAAAAAGGCAGAAGGAATGGTTTCTGTATTAACAGCTGCTTCTGATGTAGAAATACAACTAATATCTCCAAAAGGAAAAGTGTATACAAATAAAGATAGTACGATAACTACTGGTGAAGGTGAATCTTTCTTTAATGGGGCAACAATTAGTACATTTAAATTTGACAAAATGGACGTAGGAGAATGGAGAGTTAAAATGATGGCGAAGCAGTCGAAAGATGCATACTTAATTGTAAGCGATCACAAAAGTGGCGCGCCATTCGTTCTTCAAATGCCAACAAAAGTCAAAATTAACAAATCAGAGTATAAACTGAAAAAATCACCTGCGGCACCTGAAATGAAAGGAAATCTTTCCATAACAGTAAGAGTTGTTAATAAAGAAGGGAAGCTAGTCTCTGAATTTAATGAATTACAAAATGTTAATACAAATACATTTACAGGTGCTTTGAAGGACATAAAGCAACCAGGGGTATATAACGTTACGATGGATATAAAAGGGATAAATAAAGAAGGAAAACCTTATAATCGTACGATTGTTAAGTCGGTTTATGTGGAGAAGTAAGAGTGAATAGATTTTGATATGAAAATTGCCGAAACCTTGTGTTAGAAGGGGACGGCAATTTTTTATGTTTATTAGGTTAACAGAATAATGAAATAGGGGTTTACGTTCTATAATGGGAAAGAACCACCAAAAGGAACAGTTATAAACTCAGTTTTCCAGAAAGTACCGTAAGCTGGCTTTGATGGTTTATGTGAATCGTGGCAGGAACATCTTTTATACGAGTTTGAAGAACGATAGTATGAACCCAATATATTACCTCCTGATGATTAATAAATGTAAGATACATAGTAGTATATGTAAATGAACTACTATTGGCATGTATGCCTATCCTGTATAAGGTGGTAGATTTGGAATATAAAGCACTCAAATGGTGAAATATAGTTTATTAGAATAATATGTATAACGATTTTTGAAGACGAAAAAATTAATAATTTGGTAGAAAAATGAACTGAAGTTCTAAATAAATTGAATTATTGATGAAACGCTTATTATACGAATTGCACCTGAAAAAGTAGCATTGTTATTTTTTGGTGCGATAATGTTGTCGTTTAGCGAATTGTTCCTATTTAAACGTTTGTATATTAGAGTCTTTATTCGTTACTTTTTATTTGTGCAGTTGGGCAGGAAGAAGACGAAAGGTATCGAATTCATTTACATAGGAAGCATTGTTTGCTTTTGGTGTGAATAATAGTTAAAGATACGTTGAAATATTTAAAACTGTAACGAAAGAGCTATTAAATAATAGAGGGAGCAACTTACATGGAAAATATATTAAAGGTATCTTCAAAATCAAGTCCAAATTCAGTTGCAGGTGCAATAGCAGGTGTACTAAGAGCAAATGGCAATGTGGAAATCCAAGTAATTGGGGCAGGTTCTTTAAATCAAGCAATTAAAGCAATTGCGATTGCAAGAGGATTTGTTGCTCCAAGTGGTGTTGATTTGGCTTTTGTTCCAGCATTTCAAGAGATTTCTATCAATAATCAAGAAAGAACAGCAATTAAATTAATTGTAGGTCCTAGAAAGAGAAGATCCTAATAGAGTGCCTTTATAGGATGTGATTTGAAAAGTGCGATAGAAATCGTCCTTTTCTTTTTTTATTTATATTTTAAAGTTGAATTTTTAGTAATAAGCATTAGTGTAGTTAATAAAAAGTGTCGCAAATGCTTGTATGACAGGCACTTGTGACACTTTTGTAGTTTTATATAATATAAAATGAACAATTCTAAAACTGCTCATTCTTCTCCCAAGATTCAACGATATAGTATGAAAACCCTTATTATATCAAGGTTTATAAGGGTTGGTTTTCCTCGATGCTCACATTTTGCTCACATTAAATCTTTTCATTTGTTATCAGGTGTTTTCATTAGATTTAATTATGCTCTCGAAGTTTTCCGCTGCTTGTTGCTGCATGTTCTGTGTGATGTGGCTATACTTGTCTAATGTCATTTGAATAGATGAGTGTCCTAAGCGATCTTGTACGATTTTAGGGTGTTCTCCAGCCTGAAGCATGAGTGTAGCGTGAGTATGTCGTAAGTCGTGTATACGAATTCGGGGAACACCAGCTTTTTTATAGTGATCATTCAAAAAGCGATGGGGAGCATCTATATGTAAGGGCGAATGTATCGTATTGCCGGTGAAAATATAGGCCTCTTCATCCAAGTGTATACCCCAACGGAAAAATTCTTTCTTTTTATAGGAACAGTAGGATTGTAACTTCCTTATAACAAAAGAAGAGATACTAATGCTTCTATTTGAAGACTTAGTTTTTGTAGCAGCTTTAAATAGTCCTTTTTCTGTTTTTACAAGCGATTTATTAACCAGGATACGTTTATTATCAAAGTCAATATCTTTCCATGTTAATGCAAGTAATTCTCCGCGTCTCATACCTGTATAGATTGCAAGTAAGAAGAACATATGGTACTTAATATTTTTTTCTTTTAGATACTGGAGGAATCGATTACATTCTTCACTAGACCATGTTTTCATTTCGCGTTGTTCTTCACGTGGTTTTTTTACCTTATTCATTATATTATCATGTATGATTTCCCATTCTACAGCGTGCTTGAAAATGCATCTTAGGCAGCGATGGATATTGCTGATTGTACCATTTGATAGTCCTTTTTCCTTAAGTTCAGCATAGTAGCTTTGAATCATTACGGGTTTAATACTTTTAATTTTTTTATAACTAAATGGGGGAAGGATATAGAGCTTAACTAAGCTCATGTCTTTTTCATAAGATGTAATTTTTAATTCAGCTTTACGAAGAGGCTTTAACTTTTCCCATACATCTAAAACAGTTAATTGTTTGTCATCAAAATATATTCCTTTCTCTATCTCTGTAATCATCGTTGCAGCAGCATTTTGGGCTTCTTTTTTTGTTCTAAATCCACTCTTACTTTTTTGCTGGCGTTTTCCTGTGGCCGGATCTATACCGATATCTATTGTAAAAGACCACGTATTTCCACGTTTACGAAAACTTCCTTTCATATTCCATACCTCCTGAATCGTTATTTTTGAAAATTACAGTATTGTGATATTTGATTCTGTAATTTACTTGCTAATAATTGATTTTTATAATGTAAAAGCCTATTTTCAGCAAATTTTGTTGTTACATTGAATGTTTCTGAGATTATATATGTCTTTAACTGTAGGGGAGGAAGCTTTCGTAACATAAAAGTAGGTACGCAAAATTGTTGTGCGAAGTTTTTAGCCTTTGCTTCTTGATAATTTAGAAACATTTGATGCATTAATAATTGATTACCTGAATGAAATAGGATATGACAAGTCTCATGGCCAAAATCCTCCCATTGTTCTTGCTGAGAGATACGATTATCAATAACTAAGTTAGCTATTTGATTTCTTTCCATTGCATGACTTCCAAACGGAGCAAAGTACAGCCAAATGTTTAGCTTTTTCGCAATCTCTATCATATCTATTTGTTCAGGAACAATAATAGATATGGATTGGTACAAGTGCTGGATATAGTCTTCAAGTTGTGTTGTGTAGTAGGGTTGCGATTGAAACATATTTTCACTCCATTCGTATATTAAGAACGTATGTTCTTAATATACAACAAAAATAAAAAACTTGGAAGAGTAGCTAAGAAGAGACAATAGATAGATAAATTAAGAAATCTTATTTCTAATAGATCTACAATACGACAGTAGTATTTTAGGTTTAGTGGGGAAATATCGACGAATATATACAATAGTATCTGTTTATGTTTTAAAAAATAAGTTAAAATATATATGGTAAATTATTCATTACTTTTCGTTTTTTACCGTAGGAGTGAGAATGTGATTAAAAAAGCAATTAACTTTATTTTATCTGAAGTAGACGTACCAGCACTTAATCACCCTGGGATAAGTAAGGAGATTAAGTATAAAGTTACAAATACTAAGGTTAGAATTAAATCTTTTAAGAAGATAGGTGATTTGAAAATTTATATGAATAGATTTTCGGATTCCTCTGAGAGTGGAAATAATTTAGTTTATAACTCGCTAAAGAATAAAGGACTGAAAACTTACGAGGATATATATCCTGAGTTCAAAGAGAAGTTTCAACGTTATTTTGATGATATTACAGTCTTAAATGATTTTGTTATAGGGAAGACATATACATCGTGGGATATCTCTAATTTTGCTAGAGATTATGATAATAGAAAAGGTATTTATTTAATAGGAGAGCCCTCTAATTTAAGCGCAATTTTTATTAAAGTGACTTTAGAGAATGGGAAATATGCTAATGAATGGTTAGAAGAAAATAGAGTCCTGAAATATTATTTTAAAAATAGAGCAAATAAGTTTAAGTTAGAGTACCAAGATAATTTTGCTATTTATAGTACGAAAAACACCAATATACCAATCTATGTATTTATTAAAGAAGGTACAAGCTGTGTATTACATGGTGTATTTAAATATGTGCAATATATTGAAGAAGTAGATGGTTCAAAGTGGTTTGAATTAGAGAAAATTGACCATTATGAAACTTTACATACTTTAACTAATCAAGAATATGAGAATGACTTGGATATAAAAGTAACGAAATCTCAAATTATAAATAGCTCTGCTCGTAAAGAGCGCTTAAAACAGGCGGTCAGGAAACCTGAAGTAGTTGAAGTGGTTACTACTCAATATAAAAGAAATCCAGACGTTATTGCTGAAGTATTAGAGAGAGCGAACGGATATTGTGAGGAATGCAAACAAGAGGCGCCATTTAAAAGAGCTAAAGATGGTACGCCGTATTTAGAGGTCCATCATGTTGTTCCTCTTGCACAGGGAGGAGAGGATTCAGTAGAGAATGCTGTAGCCCTATGTCCAAACTGTCATAGGAAAGCGCATTATGGTTAGAAAAATGTATTGTAAATGGATATAAATATAAAGGAGAGGGAAAATGGCAGACAGAGATGAAAATGATATTAGGGATGGGAAATTTGAAGACACAGCTGAATTTTTCATAGCAGAAATGTTGTTTCATAGACACTCAGATTCATTTTTAGATAAATATAATCATATAAGAGAAGATATTGAACAAGCAATAAGTAAAAGAATGGGAGAATTAAAATTCAAGGTATCTGAACCGGAGAAGAAAAGGTTGGAAGCAGGATCTTTGAATAAAGCTTTAAAGTCAAGTTTGAGAAGTGTAGAGGGGCTAAAATTTGAAGTTGAATGTAAAGAGGGAGTATTATATGACTCACCCAAAACAGGAGGTTTCGATTTTGCAATATTTGACAATCAATACAATGTAGTGAATTTTAGAAATTTTTGTTTTGGAAGAAGAGCAATATATAAAGGTGAGGCTGAATGGAATAGACAATTACAAAATAGAGAAGAATGGAAAGATGTTGCTGAAACATTGGAATTACCTGAAATGAAGAGACGAGGTGAGGATTTATATCATAAAAAAGCAAAGCCTACAGTAGTTGGCGAAATTCAATTTGGGAACTGGGGTTTAGGCTATTATGACATAATTAAAGTAATTCATTTAGAAGAATCTCTAGAGGTTGATCTTTTAATATATATTACAGCAACAGGTAATTTACAAACTTATTTAAGTAAAAGTATAGTAACCTTTAATAGAATGAAAAAAACCTTGGAGCAATATGGAGGAATTGTAAAGGTCCCAGTATGGCTTATAGGACTTGATATAAGGGAGTAAGTTGCTAAAATGTAAATGTTAAATATGCTAAATAAGTTCATCGCTTTATAAAGGTTTTTATTTTATATAATGAGATTTGAAAAATATAAATATAGGTGGAGATGAAACATGACCAATTCATCAGTAAATATATTGACAACAACCATTACTGTTAATCCCTCAGATAATATATTTAAAGAACTGGGTAACAATACATATGATTTTAATGATTTGATTTCGGAGTTTATTGATAATTCGATAGGAGCTATGGATTCAGAAAGAGTTCTTGAAGTTTATGTAGAAATTGGATTATCTAAAACAAGAGAAGAAGAATCATATTTTCTAATTAGGGATAATGCTAAGGGAATTGTAAGGGAGTTTTTAGGGAAGGCACTTTCACCAGGTGGAACATCTGGTGGGAGAACTCTTAACGAGCATGGGTTAGGTATGAAACAAGCTATTGCAGCATTAGGGGAATTAGAGCATCTAATTACAAAAACTAAAGAAGATAAACAGGCAGTTTGTATAAATAAGTTGAAATTTGGGGATATAGAAGGTACTTTAATCGATGTACCTTGGAATCATGGAACTGAAATTAAAGTTAAAAGAATTAATAATATAGTACCAACTTCATCACAGAAATTTACACAATCAGTACAAGTTTATTTGGGAGCTAGATACAGAAGATTTTTACGCGAGAATAATAAGAAAATGCAATTAAATATTAAGTTATTAAACCTGGATGTAAACAATGGGACACCAAAGATTACAAATGAATGGGAAATCAAAGAAATTAACCCTGTTTATTTTCATCCCAATAGGAGAATAAATGAGCCAGTAACTAATAGAAAGATAATTAAGGGAAAAGGTTGGGAAGCAGCATTTACGTTTGGTTATGCTCCTACCGACAAACAATATGAAGATTTAGGACTAGAGCCTCCTAAAAAATATGAGCCATACTATGTATCTATCAATAAACAAGGTTTTGATATTTTAAATAACGATAGAGTAATTAAATTTCATCAATTAAGTGAAATAGGAGTGGTAGAGACTAGACATAATCGATTTAATTATATTAGAGGAGAAATCGATTTAATTAGAGGATTTACTACAGCAATTACTAAGAATAATATAATAATGGATAATCATTTTTCGGAACTTATACAGGAAGTTAAAGATATTTTAAATAAAAATGATTTCTTTGATAGAAAAAGTTATCCAGATGAAATACCCGAAGTGTTATTAAGAGATAGACTAGTACATCATTTTAAAACCAGTAAACTTTATGGGAAAAAAGATGTTAGAACAGAGTACCCAGTTCAAGCTTTAGGGGGATTTATAGATATTTTAGCAGATAATGAAGCATGGGAATTAAAAATAGGAGATGCTGATGGGTTAGCGGTATACCAATTATTTGCTTATATGGACATGGGCAAGATTGATAATGGCTATCTTGTAGCGAAATCGTTTAAGACAGGTGCAGAATCTGCAGCTAAATTTATAGAAGAAAACCATAATAAAAAAATTGATTTAATTTTAAGAGATGAACTGCCAATAAATCTCCCTCCGACTGAAGAAGAATTGAAAAAATATTACTAGTATACTAACTAACCTGGCATTATGGAATTAGAAAAAAGGTAGGTTAGTTAATATGAATACGTTTTAAAACAGTATATGCAAAATGAAAATTAATCAAAAAGGATTTCCCAATAAATAAGAATCGGTTATGTAATAAAAATAAAACACGCATAATAGTGTGTTTTATTTTTATTGTTCAAATTATTTAAATAGTATATACAGTTATATCATAGTTGTATTTACGAATCCAGTTATAGTTGCAATTACTAATGATAGTATTGTATTCAAAGAAACACATACNNGTATGTGTTTCTTTGAATACTTTTTAGAGTAGTAACTTTGATATACTGAAATGAAAAAACTAATTTTTATCACGAGTGATTTCTTTGCTATCAGATTTTTGTTCTGAAGCTTCACTAAACTCTGTATATCTAGTACCTTCATCTAATAATCTGAGGGGTGTACTATCACTTTTAGTTGAAGTTTGATCCCCCTGTAGATGTTTGAGTAAATCAATTTCCTCGTTGTCTCGCATAAATATCACCTCCTTATAAGTTAATAAATATAGCATAAGAAATTAAAGTAGTAATTAACGCGACGAATAAGCAATAGGTACCAACTTTATATGCTTTGGTTTTATTATTGTTATGTATTTCATTTTTTTTAATAGCCTCTACAATAAGACTCACAATGGACATAGCAGTCTCGTCTTTTGGGTATTCACCATTCTTATTTGTAAATATTCCTAATGATATATGAGCATATTGATTAGTTAAAAAAGTCTTTAAGAGATAAAAAATCGAGAAACCTAATGTTATAAAAGACATTATTGTAAAAAAAATGTACGAGGAGTATAAAACCATCGGTTTTATACTTTCTACAGGAAAGCTGATTTTTTTGAATTCTAAATTGCTAGTTAAAAAAGTAAGAAGAGCAGCAGCTAGTGTTAAAAGAATACCAGATTTTGTTTCTAAGTGGTTTTTTCTTAAAAATTCGGTGTCATATTCTTTTTGAGCTAAAGATAATAATAATTCACTGGATGGATAAGTTTCTACAGGAGTAGCCGTATGTAACTCTTCTGTTGCATTTTCTTGTAACTGTTCTGGATTTCCCGACATGGAGAGCCCCCTATTCTAAATTTTATATAAATATAATACTATATAAGATTAAAAAAATGAAACGATTTTATGATTTATCTAGGTGTAAAATTATTTCACTGCACTATAGAAAGTTATGTAATTTAATTATATAAAATTAAGCTTCTTTAATGTATCAATAAGAGCAGGTATATGCATCAACTATATGATTCAATCTCAAAAAAAATAAAAAACAANNTTGTTTTTTATTTTTTTTGATTCTGTTCGTTTTGCACTATAAATTTCCAAAAGCGTTTTAGCTCCTCTTGTTTCTCAGGAGAGGCTTCCTTAATATCTTTAAACCACAGACCTAATTCAGGATCATCCATTATGGTATTTACGTCAGATGATTTATTTTGTGTACAATCAGATACTCTGCCCAATAAAAAATCAGTAGAAACAGAAAAAAGATTAGCTAGTCTCAAGATAGTCTCCATAGGTGGTTGTTTGGTCTCATTTTCATATGCGGTATATGTAGTACGGGCAACACCTATTTGGTTCGCTACATATGTTTGTGTCCATATATTGTTTTCTTTCTTTTTCTCTTCGCGTAAATGCTTTAATTTTTTACCAAAGGTATTCAAAGGAGTCACCACCGTTATATTTAAATCTTATTTTTAATTATAAACGAATTTCTTTGTTACTAATAGTAACTCTATAAAATGTTACCTTTAGGAACTTTTTGGTTGAATTGTTCCTTAAAGTAACTTATAATCGTTTTAAGATGTTCTTTAAAGAAATGGAGGAGGAGCCTTGAGAGAATGGTTAAAAGAATTCAGGTGTATAAAAGGTTATACTCATGAAAGTCTTGCAAATAAATGCAGGATATCTAGAAGTTATTACACTCATATTGAAAACGGAACAAAAACCCCTTCTGTAGAAACAGCTAAAAAAATAGGAGGAGTCTTGAATGTAAATTGGACAATTTTTTTTGAAAAATAATGTTCCCTTAAGGAGCTTAAATGAAAGGAAGTGATATTATGATTAACTTTGACATCAAATCATTTCGTCAAATCATCCGAGAAGAAGTACAAAGAGCAACCGAACATCTTCAACCAATGAAAGAATTACCACCATTTTTAACTATTACAGAATTAATGGAACTATTACATATTAAACGTACTAAAGCATCAGAGTTATTAAATCGTTCTGACTTCCCAGTATGTCGTGAAGCAGGAGTTCTTATTCCTACACATTTACTTTTTAAGTGGATGGAAAACCATACTGACTGGGTAGAAAACAATACAGAGTATTACAATCCATTTAAAGAATCTGTCTAATACTAAGTTACCATGTTGGGTTGTCACAAATAAATAATGCTTTAGGTACGAATGGGGGAAGTAAACGATGTCCATAGGAAAAGAAGTTGCTATGGCACGAAAACGAAAGGGAATCACCCAAGAACAACTCTCCTTAGAAATCCCCGTGAGTCGTGAGTCACTAGCAAAATATGAAACTGAACAACGACGTTTACCAGAAGATTTACGAAAGTGTATTACTGAAGGAATTGATGATCCACAGTTGTTTTTTAAAATGTGGAGTGAAGCAACAGGGCATGCAAGTATCCCGTTCTTCAATGGAGAGCATATAGACCTTCATCCTACAAGTATGAGATACATGGTTTATCAAGAGACAAATGAAGCTTTGGAACAACTCGATACAGTATGTTGGTTTAAACCTTCACAAACTTGGTCCGAAAGTGAGAAAGAGGAATTGAAAAAGGTAATGCATGAAATCTTGGATGCTACAGGTTCGATGATGAGCCTCGTAGCGGTCCTATGTGATCAAAATGGTATTTCAATGAAAGAAGTCTTTAAGTATTGGAAAGTATCATTACGAGCTAGGAAGTATATAAAAGGTTAATTTAATTATTTTATTGGGGAGGTTTAAGTTATGACAATTGATTATGCAAGTCCAACTTTAAATCAATATAAAACGCTAATTCGTAAGGAAGCAAATTTATATGGTGATATTCGAATTGCATCAGTTTGTGGGGACTATATAAAAGCTAGGGATTTAAAACAAGAGAAGAAATTAATGGAGATAAGAATTCGAATTATAGAAGCAGCATTTGTTTTGAAAAACAAAAAGAAAAAAGGAAAGGCTACCGCGTAGCCTGCGGTAGCCAATCATGACAGTAGATAAATTATAGCATATAACAATTTAGTGCGACAAGCTGTTGTGCTTGTCGTTATGACCAGAAAGATTTGTTAACTCTAACCGCTTAATATACATTACCTTCTGGTCATAACGATGCGTACAGTATCAAATTATAAAAAATGGGGAGCAAATTATGAAAGTAGAATGTAATCGTCTGTTCGACTTAGTTCTACCAGGTGATTTTGCTTTTGCAAATGAATTACATAACTGCATGGTGACATGTATTCATAACATGTTCAATGCTGGTTCATTAGATGAAGCAAATCATTGGGAGAAGGAATTAAATAGATGCGCAAAAGAATTCAAGAGCCTTCGTAATGAAAAAGAGGATCACGATGTATCAAAGAGTTATCGTGTAGTTGTTAAAAGCCTTCAAGGGCAGGGGATCAATGCATCAGTAGTTAGTCGAAGAAAATAAAAAATCTATCACTTGGCAGAGTGATAGATTTTAGACTCTTATAGAGAGTCTTTCTAAAAATAGAATTGGATTAAGTATATCAAAGCAAATCAAGTAAAACAATGGAGGATGAATAATATGGCAGTTTATAGACCTGTTCAAGTTTCATATTGGCAAGATGCTTTCGTTTTAGATCTTACACCGGAGGAAAAATACTTCTACTTGTATTTGATGACTAATAGCAAAACTTCTCAGAGTGGTATCTATGAGCTTCCATTACGAGTGATAGAAATGGATACAGGGTATAACCGTGAAACGGTTGAGAAGCTGCTAGAGCGTTTTGCTGATTACGGGAAAATTTATTACAACAAAAAGACAAAAGAAATTATGTTGATTAATTGGCTTAAATTCAATGCTATTACAAATATGAATATTGAAAAATGTGTGTTAAAAGAAATCCAGAATATTAAGTGCGAGGATTTTTTAATTGATTTTTATGAGACATGTTTAGAGTTAGAGCAGCAGCAAGATTTTAAAATTCCTCGTATTAAGGAATACTTCCAAGCTCGTTTTGAGTGGCTTATAAGGGGCTTCGAAGACCCTATGAAGGAAAAAGAAGAAACAAAAACAGAAACAAAAGAAAAAGAAGAAACAAAAACAAAAGAAGAAGCAGCAAGCTGCTCAAGAGATAAAAAAGTTGCAGAAGAAAATCCAATAGCATTTTATGAGCAAAACTTTGGAGTTCTTAAACCATTTGTGGCTGAAGGGATTAATGCGTGGATTGAAGATTTGAATGCACAGCTTGTTATTAAAGCAATGAAAATAGCTCTAGAAAAGAATGCACCTAATATGTCTTATGTACAAGGTATTTTAAGAGATTGGCATGCTAAAGGGTATAAAAGCATTAATGATGTTGAAGCTGCACAAACTCAATTCCGTAAGAAATACCAATCTCGTGGCGGGAGAAGTAATGCTCGAAAAGAAATTGTTCCTGATTGGTTACATACACAAGATACGGAAACACATTCTCAGTCAGTAGAGCATAGTGAAATCGAATTAGAAGCTGAACGGAAACGTTTAGAACAAGTGTTATCTAAATATAAAAAAGAGGCTTAGGAGGATTGTAATGCCAAAGCAGTTAACAATATTTGATGTTGAGCCTGTAGTAGCATTCGATACTGAGAAAGCACACATTCATCGATTAAATTCTAAAGTTCGTTTTACGGATGTAGTTGTTCAAGTACCAAAGCAAGTAAGAGCTACTGATGAATTAAAACCAACAACAGCGCCAAATGATCAGTATGAATTATTTGAGGAATATACAATTGGAATTTGGAGATTTAAGCGAGTGGAAGATAAGCAGTTCGATTGGGAAGAAGCGGAGGAGCTTTGCAAGTCTGCGAGAGATAATAAAGAACCGATTTCAATACGGCTTTATTTATCATTAGAACAATCATTTGTTCCAGAAAATGTTGTGGAATATCTATAACAAAATAAAAAAGTCGAGATTGCTCCCGACTTACTTCGACAAAATAATCATAACATACGGGAGTGGTCTTAGTGGGAATTATTAAAGAAAAACTTGAAGAAATGACAGCTGAAATAGATTTGAAAATAAACGGAATATATGTTGTTAAAAATGGTCAGGTCCAACTAATAGAACCACCCCAAGGTGGATTTGGTGAACAATCATTTGTATATCAAAGTGGAAAAGTAATTCGTATGGAAGAACGAAAAACACAGTTACTTTAATCAAATTTGAATTTTATTATAAAAAAGGAAGAGGTTTTGAGAGTATGTATAAGCCCCTTCAATATTTATAGGGACTTTATAGCGAAATGTATATCTAAACAGAATTTTCCGCTTGCACTGCCAGGTTCTAAGAGACGAATAGTAACTGATTGTGTATCTTCAATTGTTTTGGAAATTGAATTTCCAGGAGGGACTATGAAAAGGATGGACTTACTCATGCTTTGTTGTACGCTAACTTCAATTAGTGAACCTTGTAAACTGTTAAAGACTGTGACAGTAGCAGTAACAGGTTGTTCTATTCTCTTTTCCCAAACTTCTAGAAAGGTAGGGTTGTCATTAAGTAGAAAGTTACCACAAATTTCATTACATACAAGTTTTTGTTTTTCTTTTGGTATTGGTAATGAATCACAGGTTGGTATTGGAAAAGCACAGGGTATTGGAAATAGATATTTAAAATCCAAAGAATTTTTTTTCATAATATAATGCCTCATTTCAATAGTATAAGCGTTGTATATAAATTAAGAAAAAGATATTAAATCCAAAATGAATTAATATCTTTTTCTGACAATCTATGCTACTTGACGTGCAGCTTCAACACAAACTCTACCACTAACAGGTTGACCAGCGGTGCCAGAAAAAGCAACCAATGTTCCTATGTTTGACACAAAAACAGTTTGGCTATTACCTGGAGTTATTGGGCCAATAATATTTGTACCATTGTTCGCTAAAAAGGCAGTAATTGCACCACTTGCAGGGTTATTAGTAAGAGTGACATAGCCGGAAAGAACTGGACCTCCAGTATTGTTAAATACTGTAGCTCCACCAACTACATCACCTCCTGTTGTCGTGAAAGAATTGCATGTAGAAATAGAGACAAACTGAGGGTCTGTACAACAACACATATACAACATCCTTTCATTTGTTAAATAATACTTATCGAAATATAAAAATACTTCACCTTATTAGATGCTTGTTTTTATTAAGGGGGCACGGCTCATAGGAAGTAATTTTAATTGAAGGGATAATTGTAACAAGAGGATTTTATTAAGAGAATTTATTACAAAAGCGTTATTTGAATACAAAGAGGGGGAAATGAAAAATGGAATACGTTGAAAAAGCAACTAAAGATATTAGAGAGAATTGGTTTGTAGATCATGTAGCTGAAATTCAAGGTGAAGAAGGGTTACAGGTTGTTTATTGGGGCAAGCCTGGAACAAATATGTATCGTACTAAATTTGTTCTTGCAGGATATAACGTATTTATTTCAGGGGATATTGGCGAAGCGGTGTATAACCTTACATGTCCAGCAACATTAGAAAATATTAAAGGATTCAATTTAGGGTATTTTACTGAAAAGTTAACGGCTTTTTGTGAAGAACGTTGGAATTTTGATGAAGAAAAGGCAAAAAGGGGACTTGATGAATATTGGAAGGACTACGATATAAACGAAACAAGAGAAGACGGACAGGAAGTATATGATCGTATTATTTCAGCAATTGATGAGAGTTCATCTATGGAAGGTTACCATTTTTGGTTAAGTGACGTTTATCATAGCAGCTCCTTAGATTCTGACACGTTGGAAGACATTTGGAATTTCGGTAAAAGGTTGCCACGTCGTTTAATTGGTTACTGGTTAGGATTGCAAATGGCAATTGAACAATTAGAGAAAAGCAAACCGGCAGCAGAAGCAGTTACTTTATAACAAAATAGTTATTTGAATTAGTTTTATCAATAAAAAAAGAGCCGTATTAAGACTCTTTTTAAAAAGGTTTATTAATCATTTGTTCTCTAACCAAAACAAAAACTGTGCCTGCAACAACACAGGTTGCATAGATTTTGCCACTTATGCCGCCGAAAAATTCAAGTCCGAAAGGTAGTAAAAAAGTAGCAATTCCTACTATATAAGCAAATATGCCGAGTAATTTAGCTAGTTTATTTTTATCACCAATAAAAGTAGCATCTTGGTATCCAGCAATAAGAAATAATTGTTTTTTAATATGAATCAGATAACCCATTATTACAATGATTAGACTAACAAGTGTGCAAACTACAAATCCACTCATTATATTCACCTACCTTATTTAAATTTTACCATATTTAGGTTGTTTTTTATAGGGTTAACAAAGGAGCTCATCTTGTTATAAGGAGGAAGGTAGAATCAAAATGACGGAAATAGAGGAATTGAAAGTGAGCATTTTTTTATAAAATTCTTATTTTAAAGCTAAAGAACGCCTTGTAGAGCGCTCCTTATGCCTAATTATAAATGCTTATGTTCGTTCTTAGATTGATTTCTTGCTTGAAAGAATAAAATGCTCTTAAACAAAGTTTAGATAGACAATACAGCCAATAATTACAATATAATACATCGCACAAAAGAAGATTAAAATGTATTTTAATGTCTTGTTCAAATTAGTACCGTCCTAAAAGAGAATTATTTGGATTTTAATATGGTATGTAAAAAAAGGTGCATTTATACAAGGGAAGGGTAGCTAGCAAAAGTAAAACAAAATCTTTATTTAAACATAAAAAGAGCGCCCGGGAAAGCACTCTTTGACCAAGGCTCATATCGAAAAGTGGTAACAATATATCCTATGTGTATTTTTAACGTATGTGCAAATTCTAAACAAAATCTTTATTTCATAACAAGCGAAAAAGAGCACACATATAAGCGTGCTCAGAGACAAGAAAGGTAGATTTCCATGAGTGGAGAGTCTCCATACAATAACGTATACTTGTCAGGTATAAATGCGACAAGTTTTTATTCCATGAGAAAAGAGCACTTACTTACGGTGCTCTTTAGGGAAAAAGTGAAATGTTGAAAAGTAGATTAGGGTTTCTTGCTTCGAAATAATATATGACCATTTCATCGTAATGTGACAATGAATCGCTAATGCTAACTACTTGTTGAAAAAAGAATCCCCTCTAGATTATTGAATGCCAGAGCTTCAAGAAATAATTAATTTAACTTTTCAATTACAATCGAAGCATTTATATTTGTTTGTGTTCCACCTGCTAAAGTTTGCAAAGTAACTGCAGCAGCGGAAGTATGATTATTAAGGGTAATAATATCACCTGCGGCTAAAGAGAGAATTGTTTGCCCATTGTTTTGCTGAGTTCCTGCACCTGATCCATAAACTGCGCTGGTAACCGGAGCACCATTTAAAAAAAGTGTGAATTGATTAGGCTCAACTCCTGATACAGAAAAAGAAATTTTATAATCTCCTGCATTAAGAACCATTAATTGAGAAGTTCCCAGTGTATGAGTAAAACCAGATGTCATTCTACCATGTGAATTAAAAAGAATAGGTGCTTCTAAGGCAACAACTTGAGCTGCTGTATTGAAAACATAAGCATAATGAGATAACCCAGATACTGTAAGACCGGTAGGCCCAGTAGGTCCGGTAGCTCCAGCGGTTCCTGGTAATCCAGTAGGCCCAGGAATGCCTTGGATGCCTTGGATACCTTGAAGCCCAGTTGGGCCAGTCGGGCCGATAGGTCCAATAAGTCCCGGATCACCTTGAATACCTTGGATACCCTGAATTCCAGTCGCCCCAGTTATTCCAGTGGGTCCAATAGGACCAATAGGCCCCGGATTACCTTGAATCCCCTGAATCCCTTGACTTCCTTGAGGTCCAGTGGGGCCAGGAATGCCTTGGATCCCTTGGATACCTTGAAGTCCGGTTGGTCCTGGTGACCCAGAAGGTCCAGTGGGGCCAGTCACTCCGGTTGGTCCTGGTGGTCCCCCAGAAGGTCCGGTCGGGCCCGTTGGTCCTGGCGGTCCCCCGGAAGGGCCGGTAGGTCCAACAGCTCCAGAAGGTCCAGTTGGACCTACAGAACCAGGAATGCCAGGAATCCCTTGAGGGCCGGTCGGCCCAGGAATCCCTTGAATCCCTTGAATGCCAGGAATCCCTTGAATGCCAGGAATCCCTTGAATTCCAGTGACCCCTGTTATTCCAGTGGGTCCAATAGGACCTTGAATGCCAGGAATGCCTTGGATCCCTTGGATACCTTGAATTCCAGAAGGTCCAGTTGGACCAATAGATCCAGAAATCCCAGGAATCCCTTGAGGTCCAGAAATACCTTGAGGCCCAGTAGGTCCCAGGCTACCTTGAATTCCAGTAGGCCCGGTAGGTCCCCGAGGTCCACCTGAAGGTCCGGTAGCTCCAGTAGGTCCCGAAGGTCCAGTAGCACCGGTTAATCCAGTAGACCCGATTTGAGGTAAAGGAAAGGCACATGGAAAGGGTATGTGACAATTCTTTTTAAATTTACTCATTTTTACACCTCCCTTATAAATTAACTAACAATTTATATTTATACTTTAACAACTTATGAGTAAACAGACACACGGGTGTAAGGAAAAACCCTACAATAATTACATAAAAGGTTTTAAGAGCAAGCCTTTATTTCACATTCCATACCAAAAAGAGCACTATATAAGTGCTCTTCGGATCAAAGCTCTTAGTGTAAAAGAGTACGTGATACCAAATGTAATTTTTTCATGGCGTGAAGTATTTGAACAAAAAGCTATTTGATACTGAAATTATCCACTTTAAAAAGAGCACTATAAAAAGTGCTCTTTCAAAAAATATTGTTATTTACTTAATTTTAATAATAACTAACAAAAAGAAATTGGAGTTTGCTTACTGTTATATAAGTTGCGAAAAATTTATTACGGCTGGGGTTACTGTAAATATTCTTAGTGAAATTGTTGCTGACCTTGTTGGTTACCCATTTGTTGACCTTGTTGGCCACCCATTTGCTGACCTTGTTGGTTACCCATTTGTTGACCTTGTTGACCACCCATTTGCTGGCTCACTTGATCAACCTGTGTTTGGGCCTGTGCAATAGCTTGATTAATTTGACTTAATGTTTGATTAGATTGTAGGTACTGTAATCCTTGATTTAATGTTTGAATAGCTTGTTGGATAGTTTGCTGTAATTGTTGATCCGCTTGTTGCATTTGTTGTTGAGATTGATGACTAAATTGTTGAAGTTGTTGCATTAGTTGATTAGCTTGTTGTAATCCTTGTTGTTGACCTTGTTGTTGACTTTGAGTTGTTTGAGATAAAGATTGTTGTAACTGTTGAATTTGGTTTTTAAGGCTAGTTAATTCTTGTGAAACTTCTAAATCAGCAGCTTTACGTGCTACTGCTTCAACTTTTTTCTCAGTACGTTTGTCCATTTTAACTCCTACTTATGTAACCACATCATTGTGTGGAACATTTTTATAATGTACAAATTCTTATTTTTGATACTAAAAAATAAAATTTAAAGACTAGGGAGGAGAGGGATATGAATAGTACTTTAATCGAAAATAGGACAAGCAATTTTGCTTGTCCTAGAAGGAGGAAATTTCAAAACACCAAATTGACTCGTATTGGTAAACAGGTTCCTGCATAGTATGATTCAAATTAAGAAAGTTATACAAAAATAGCAGGCAAAGAAACTTTGCCTGCTTGTGGGTTGAATGAGTTAGCCAATTGTGATGAAACGCCTTCCCATCCTTTTACAGGAAGAGTGAAGCCACTAGTTCGAATGGCTTAGAAGTATCGTGTGTAGTTTAGTTGAAAAATATGTAAAAGAAGATAAAGAATTTATTTTATAGCAAAAAAGAGCATTATTTGTAAATGCTATTGAAAGACGAGCATCAATAATTACAAGAGATTGGCTCAATAGAACTTAGGATTTTCTTATTTCAAGGTAAAAATTAAATGTAAAATAGGAGAACAGATACATAGACTGTTCTCCTAAGGAGCGGGAATACTGAATTTGAAGTGCATCTCAAATGACAATCAATCAAGCGTTTCATAAATAGTATGTACTTATGTTGAGATTTAATACAACAAAACAGCTAGCGTAGCTAACTGTTTTATCTTAGGAAGAATTCAAGAAAATCTGAGATTCATTATGGAATAGCTATTACCAACTTATTTATAGTATGTGGATGTTTTTGTAATATTATGTATGTGTTGAGAAGTTAATAAAAATTTCATTTTGTAGAAAAGAGGGAGCTAAAAAAGAGCACTATATATAAGTGCTCTAGTCGAGAGTGAGTATAAATTCCTATCATTCTATATTAGTATATGCACTGTATTATGTAGTTGCTACTAAAGTTAATGTCAGTTTTTAAAATTAGAGGTTTCTTTTAATGAAACCTCTAAAAAGACAACTAAAGTTACGTTATAGTAAATTCAATTGCAATAGGAGTACCCCCATCTAGGACGGCTCCTCCTACAATAGTAGCAGCTGTAATAGTATCACCAGTTTGAATAACGCCATTAATATAAAGCGTAAAAAAAGCATAAGAAGCAGGGAATGTTGTTACAGCACCAGTGTCATCAGTGAAGTCTGTGTTAGCAAAAGTTAAATCCGCTCCAGCGGCAGTTCCTGTTGCTGCTGTACTTACAAATCGTCTTCCAGCTATAAATGGCTTAACGATAGGCATTTATGTTCACCTCTTTTTAAGAATTAACTCGGACAAGTTTTTAGAAAGCTTGGTCCTGTATTTTATACTATGTTGTATTTCAATGAAAAGAAACGGCTTGTAAACTAGTATACAAACGCTATTTTAGTAAGGAACATTTAAAAGGACCCGATTAGGGGGACGGGTCCTTTTAATGAAACAATAACCTTTACAGAATTACCAATACATTACCATAAAAGGTAATTAGTTTCCATGATGTGGATATTGAGAAATCTTTTTATAGCTACTTCAGCTAGCTACTTCAGCTAGCTACTTCATTCAGCACAACAAAGCAGCTAGCTGAAATAGCTAACTGCTCTATTGTACAATTTTAGAAGTTTCACTGGATACAGATATAAGTTGTAACGAAAAGTTACAACTATAGTATAAACAGAATTCGAAAAAATATGCAGGAAAGAAAACTAAATTAAAACTTCATTCAGCACAACAAAGCAATCAGCCTAATGAGCTAACTGCTTGTTGTACAAAAGAAAATTAGGCCCTACAAGTTAAGATGTGTAACTTAGAGTTACAGTTATAGTGTTAGCAGGACTGGAAATGTTATACGGGGATTAATACAACAAAAATTTCATTTTGTAGAAATAAGAAAATTAAAAAAGAGCACCATGCATAAGTGCTCTTTAAGATAGGAGGTAACACTTTGAGCTGAGGCTAGGTTAGAAGTATATGGTGTAAAAAAAGAAATAAGAACAAAATTTTATTATTAGTTCAATATAAAAAAGCAGTTAGCAAAAAGCTAACTGCTAAGCCCTCAGAGAAAGAGGAAAAGAACATTACAGAGGTCACTGTGAATTCAAGCTGTATCAGCCCATTTATAGTATTGGACAGAATTTAGAATTTTATTCGAATAAACTAAAAAGAGCAGCTAGCAAAAGCTAACTGCTCACCTCTCGACCAAGAGAGCTAGAGTGGGAAGAATTTAAAATAACCTTTTAAATTCTTGCATAGTATCGGAAAAAATTAGAATTTTATTCACGTAAAACTTAAATTAGGAAGTTCAATAATTGAATGTATCTATAGCATAGACAAGGTTTAAAAATTTATTCAAGGGAAATAAGGAATGGGTACTTATTGAAAAAAGGCAGTCAAGGAGTACTTCAAGAAGCAAGAGTTGGAACGCAATAAAAAGCAGTTAGCAAAAGCTAACTGCTCGAATCATGGAATGTGTTTAAGAAATGGGTTGTCTACAGTATTGACGTAATGTTGAGTTTTATTCAGGCGTAGAAGGTCTTTTTCAAAAGAAAAACGCTAGGATTTCTCCTAGCAAGTCACAGGGTATTCGTGCATAGACGAATTTACTTATATTATAACGCAATAACTAACTGTTCAAGATGTTAATGTTATTAATTTTTTTACGAGATAATTACATTTGCAAATTGAGAGTAAAGTTAGATTTGAACAAAATAATCCTTTGAAATGAATATCGTCCGGCTAGAAAACTAGAGGACACCAATTCATTAAAGCAGCCATTAAAGCTGTTTTAGGAATAGGTGTCCTTTTTATTTTGAAAAGGGAGATGGGGAAATATGAAGACACTAAAAGACCCATTACGCGAGTGGAAAAAGCAATCCAAGAAAGGAAAGAAGAAAAACAAGAAAAAACAAAAAGAGAAATTAAGTACTCGTGAAATTGAGCATTTAATGGGGATGCATAGACCTTGTTATGAGCGTAGACGTGGAGCATTAAGACAAAAGTAATTTAAAAATAAAAAGGAGTGGTCTTACATGNNCCAAAAATTGATAGAACAGCAACACAGGAGGAATTAGAAGGTGTGTTGGAAAGCGTACGTATACATAGACAATTTGGGGTGATGCGTAAAGAAATGAAAGTCACTCCTTCTTATGAAATACGTGAACACGGTCCTACACATACAGTTGGAAAACCATTAGAAGATGTTGCTATAGCAAATATTCAACAAAGCAAGCGAGAAGAGCGGCTTGAGAAAATGTCATTACGTATTGATCAGTTTCTAAATCGATTAGGGAACGGACGTGCAGGAAGCATTCAAAGAGATATTATTTATAAACGTTATTTAGAAGAAGAGGACGTATGTGATTACATGGTTTATAACGAAATAGGGATGTCAGAGCGTACTTATCGACGTTGGAAGTCTAAAGCATTTTATAAGCTCGCTTTTGCACTTGGATTAGAAGTTTACGAGGCAGAAGAGACTGGAGGTAATGAATAATGAATTTTGTTCAGCCAATACGTGATCCAGAAGAAATACAGCAGCTGAAAGAGTATTTTAAGGAAAAGAGCTTACGTAATTACATCCTCTTCATTATGGGCATTAATACAGGCCTTAGAATCTCAGATATTTTGAAATTAAAGGTAGGAGATGTCAAAAGCAGTCATATATCTATGCGGGAAAAGAAAACAGGGAAACAGAAACGAATACAAATTACTGCAGCGTTGAAAAGAGAACTTAAGTGGTTCATTGAAGAGCGAGAAGATAATGAGTACCTATTACAAAGTAGACAAGGTAAGAATCGCCCGATTGGTCGTAGCATGGCATATAAGATATTAAGCGGAGCAGCGGCAGAGTTTGGATTAGATGAAATAGGAACACATACACTGAGAAAGACGTACGGGTATCATATGTACATGCAAACAAAAAACATAGCATTACTCATGGAGATATTCAATCACTCCTCAGAGAAGGTCACGTTACGTTATATAGGTGTAAATCAAGATGCAATGGATAAGGCAATGACAAGGTTTAAAATCTAATCATTGCTTATTTCTTTTTAAATCTAGGGTATTGCAGCATTTTGGAAAAAATAAAAAAGACTCGACCGTTTTTTGGTCAAGTCCTGTATTAAATTACAAACTATTTCCCTTTAAGCACCAGGAATATTTGGAACTAAATTCTGAACGATTTTGATAAGATTATTTGTGATATCTTGTTGTTGAGATGTAAGTGTATCGGATCCATCAGTAAATACTGTAACGCAGATTGGACAAGCTTCGATATGAATCCCCAATAGATTAATAGCTAGACCACCTGGTATATCCACAGTAAGAATCGATGTGGAACCTTCAGGAGGAGTACAAGTCTGACAGTTAGTTTCAAGAGCCATAGAGTCACCTTCTTTCTTGATAGAGTTATTATATAAATATGTTCGAAGATACTCAAAGGACAAAGGTATTTGTACAAGCTTCGAAAATTGTGTTAGTGACTCAGATTTACCCCCAATGAACTCAAATCCTTCAGAAGATGTTACAATTATTGGATTAGTATCGGTATCGTGTACAATGAAAATTCCACCAAGCTTGGTGAATTCATCAATGATTCCTCCTGGTTGCATTAATTCCATGACGTCCAGATCAGTAATATTCCCTTGAATTCCGATCCAAACACACCAGTAATCCGCTGCCAGTTGTTTACCTGTAGTGTATTGATCTTTGATAATTGATGGAGATATCTGCACAACAGTATATTGAGTGAGTGACCAAAGTTGTTTGGCGAAGTCATAGGAAGCAACATCATTCTCAAGCAGTAAGACGCCCTTACCAAAAATGAAAGTGCTACTAGGACAATTCATACTGGTTGTCTCAGTAGTAGAAACTGTTTTATTTATATCCAACGTATAATCATTGGATCCCTTTAAATTTGTCATTTGAACCACTGGTTCAGTAACGGTGAGACAACTATCCGAACTCATGATTCCGTCTAATCTTGCAAAAATTTGAGCTTCCCCAGTATTAATTGCTGTAGTCAAACCTTTTGTTTCTTCCTCATTTGAAACTATTGCACTTGAAAGATTGCTAGAGTACCACTCTACAAGTTTTGTAATGTCCCTAGTTGATTTGTCAGAATACGTACCTGTCGCAGTAAACTGATGGCTCAAACTTGAACAAAGAGATAAAGTCTTAGGATCTATCTTGATGGAAACCAAGACAGATATTCTTTTTTCGTAACATTCTTTCTCTTTTGGGATAAACAGAATAGGAGGGTTAAATTGATTGGAAGTGTTCATTTGTGTTAGCCTCACTTTCTTTATCAATACATTTAATCAATATATGTTACATACAGAACTCGGTTTGGACTTGACCGCTCCCCTGATTATTTAGTTCATTTTAATCTGAAACTATTCACTTCCAGCAACGATAATTATGTAAATAAGCTGTCCAAATGGGCAGCTTATTTTATTTTTCCTCATAGCGTAGGTTATTTTGCAAAATACTGGTGGTATCCCTATACAGTTACTCATAATTTTCGTACTGTGTAACTCAAAAGAGAAAGTGAAATGAAATCAATGGTACCAAGGGATTCAGCAAAAGGGGCAGTTACACACAATATAAGATATGGGTAAGTGAAGAAAAGGCATAAAAAAAGGAGCGTAGTTCGTCAAATAGATGTAATGCTCTATTACTATTAAGTTAAGAAATTCATTGTTTCCGATTAATAGCATCTGTTTATTGTGATTCTTATTGATTTTACAAAATAAAAAATCGCCTTATTAAAGGCGATTCATTTTTTATTCTTTTGATAAATAAATATCTTTTAAAATTAAATGCAATGTTCTAAATTAACGTGTTTCTGGATCTTTGTCTTTTTTTCTAAGACCAAATAATCCTAGTAGTCCCAATAAACCAAGCCAAGTCCAATTATTATTTTTATCACGATTATCATTTAAATCATTTGTCGTATTTACATTTCGAGTTCTCACATCATTATTAACTCTATTCATGTTATAGTCATTAACTCGAGTTGTAGTATTATTATTGTTAACTCTATTCGTATTATATCCATCGTATTCAGCATGGACGCTTGTACCAAAAACCGTAATAGTTAGTAATAGGGCACCTAAAATAGATGAAAGTTTTTTCTTCATGGTTTTCCCTCCTTTCGTATTTAGTAATGTCTCCAGTTCCTTTAGACAATATTCGGTTGAAAATATATAAAACCATTTGAGTTCAAATTATGATAAATATCTTTAATTTTTATTATTAAAAGTACTTAATAATAATGGATTAAGTTAATTGAAATGTATTTATTCTTTATAAGCATAAATTTTTGGTAACGGTACATTCTATGAGAGGTAATTACTATATTTGGGTAAGGTGTTCCATATGAGTTATAAGAACTTATTTTCTTTAATCAAGAACATGATTGGGAAAATTTTTTCTATAGTAAGTATTGTTGCTAAAAGTCTAATTTCTTTAAGGAGGAATATTTTTATGGGTATTTTAAGTGGAAATCCACAAAATGAACCAATGCACTACGGAGAAGTCTTTGGGATTTGGAGTTATCTTGCAGCGGCACAAGGCGCGATTGCTGGATATCAAGTTCTTATTAACCATACAGGGGACGAGGATTTAAAGAAATTTTTAGAGAACCTTGTAGAGAATGATATCCAATCAGAAGTTGAAGAATTAAAAAATATCTTGAAATTGAATGGTGTTGCATTACCACCAGCACCTCCAGAAAGACCAGTCGCATCTATTGAAACGATTCCTCCTGGTGCTCGTATTAATGATGCAGAAATTGCAGCTAAAGTTTCTATGGATCTTGCTGCTGGCTTAGTAGCATGTAGTCAAGCTATGGGACAATCTCTTCGAGAAGATGTTGGAATGATGTTTGGTCAATTTCATATGAAAAAAGCACAAGCTGGAGCTATATTACTTCGTCTGAATAAGAAAAAAGGTTGGATTATTCCGCCTCCATTACATGTTCTACAATCCGATCAAGCATAGTTATTGAAAGAAAGTTCAATTTATTCAGTGTAGCTGTTGCAGTGAGGTAATCTAGGAAAATAAAGGTTATTAGCGAATTAAAATAAATGGCAGAATCGTGACCGTTATTTGGCAGTAAGTGTGCCGGTTGTTTTGGAATTAGCATGTTATATTTGTATTGTGAGAGGTGGCGGAAAACACTACTCACTATGTTTTTTCTAAAATTCTAAACGGTTCGTAATGACGGCGCATAAAATCCGAAACCAGCAGATGGTAGTGATTGAATGATACCGTTATTAAGGAGAGCTTTTGCTCTTCTTTCAGTTACTTAATAATGCATAAAAAGATTGTTGCAGCAACATTAGGTGATTGGAAGAAGGGTAAAACTTCATTTACCGTAATTAAAGTACAAATAAATAATTGATATCAGAGCATCCATTCAGGTTCTTTTTATTTTGGAGGAGATTGTACTTTGAAAATACCATTAAAGAAATGGTGCTTGAATAGAAGTTGTGGATTTGAAGAGGCTCTCATACGATACGTGATGGTTGTAAATGCCCTAAACGTTAATGGGTCAATGATGAATCAAATTGGTGCAAATGAAAGATAAGAAAAATAAAAAAAGAGGGCTGAATCCCTCTTTTTCTTTTGATATGCTAATTAATCACAAATCGGTATTCCAAGCACTCTTAGAGCTAATGCTACTTGAAGAGAAATCTCTAATCTAGCAATCTCGATACCAGCTACTGTAAGAACTAAAAAAGGTTGGCCATTTACAAACACAACGCAACTTTCCATGGTTACGCCTCCCTTCTAGTAAACTACTACAGTATATGAGTTGAATATTAATATGTAATAGTTAAATTGATGGATTTAATAGAATTGATAGATTTACCTTGTTCTAACAAAACAAACTCAACACAAACCAAATATTGTAAAGGTGATTTAAAAACCATCTAATGTAACACATCATATATTTTGTTACGTAAATTTCGATAAAAATAGAGATAGTTAACTAAGTGAAGTTTATACAAGGGAAAGCGGAGGTTTTAGGGGAATAACAGCGTAAAATCAACGATGTATAAAACATGTTGTAAGTGGAAGTTCATGAAATTGCCACAAACGTTGATATGACGGCATATTTCCCGAAAGTCTTGTTTACATAAGTAACCTTATCGGTAGTGAATTTGAATATCTATTCATTTCCCGTGCATACAACAAATTTCGTTATGGATTTTTAAAAATATGATTCTTTTGAGGTGGTGTAAATGGAAGGAAATATAAAAGTTCCTACATGTTCTGTTTGTAATGAACCCTGCATGTGGACATTAAAAATGCCATTAACTATTACTCATTTTGATAAAACATATATCCGCGAAGCAAATACGGATAATGCTTATATATGCATTGAGTGTTTAGAGACGGAAGTACAAACAATTGGATAAGGGGGCAGGTGTTATGTAATTATGGCCAGACAACGAAGTCCAGACCGCAACAAAGCGTATGAAATATTTAAAGAACATAACGGTGATATTACGAATCGAAAAATTGCTGAATTGTTGTCTACATCCGAAAAAACTGTAAGCGAAAAAACGGTTGGAGGATGGAAATCCAAAGATGAATGGATAGACAAATTAAATGGAGTACTCCATAAAAATGAACGGAGTACTCCAAAGAAAGATACGGAGTACTCCAAAAAGAAACCAGGAGCACCCAAAGGTAATAGGAATGCTGTAAACAATCGTGGTGGAGCTAAAAAGGGCAATAAAAATGCTATCGGTAATCCCGGAGGTTCTGCTCCACTACGTAATGGTAATGCTGCTACTCATGGTTTATATAGAAAGTATTTACCAAAAGAATTATATGATTTGAAAGAAGAGCTAGAGGAAGCGATTAACAATGATCCTTTATCGATTCTATGGGAAGGTATAATGTTGCAGCACGCTCAAATCATTCATGCTCAACGTATTATGTTCGTTAATAATAAAGAGGACATGACAAAGGAACTAAGAAAGAAAAAACTTAGTGAAAGCGGATTTGAAGAAGAGTGGGAAATTCAATTTGCTTGGGATAAACAAGCGAGTTTCTTAAATGCTCAATCTAAGGCCCTTTCTACTTTGTCTGCTCTTATTAGAGATTTTGACAGATTAGCAAATATAGATGATGAGCGACGTGCCAAACTTGAATTTATCCAGGTTCAAATCGACAAAATTAAATCTAATACTAATAATGATGATAACAATATTGATCCAGTTGTCATTGTAGATAATGTCAGTGGTGATTTAAATGTCTAAAAAGCAAATCGGTGAAATACTGCCACCGGCATTTCATCAAGTTTGGTTAGCTCGTAAATGTGAATCGATATTAAAAATCGTTTGTAAAGGCGGGCGTGGTTCGGGTAAATCTACTGATATATCCATTTGTATTGTTATGGATCTTATTCAGTTTCCTATTACAGTGCTTTGCATACGTAAAGTAAAGGATACAATAAGGGAATCTTGCTATGAGCAAATAAAAGAAGCTATAGAAATACTAGGTGTAGAGCATTTATTTCGTTTTAAAGAAAGTCCAATGGAAATCATTTATAAGCCGCGTGGAAACAAAATGATATTCCGTGGCGCTGATGACCCTGCAAAAATCAAATCTATTAAGATAGCAAAATATCCAGTTGCTATTGCATGGTTTGAAGAATTGGCCGAATTTAAATTAGAAGAAGATGTTTCTACAATAGAAAAATCTATTTTGCGTAAAGAATTACCGAATGGATTGCGATATAAAATGTATTACTCATACAACCCACCGAAGAGAAAACAATCCTGGGTTAATAAGAAGTTTGAAACGCAATTCAGACCAAAGAATACATTTGTACATCATAGTACATACCATGATAACCCGCATATTTCTAAGCAGTTTGTAGAAGAAGCAGAAGAAACGAAAAGGCTGAAACCGCAGCAATACGAACATGAATATGAAGGGAAACCGACAGGCAGTGGTGTTGTTCCATTTAGTAACCTTAAATTCAGACGTATTACAGATAAAGAAATTAAAACATTTGATAATATACGTCAAGGAATTGACTGGGGTTATGGGAATGACGCGCTGTCTTTTGGTCGTATGCATTATGACAAAACACGCAGGAAGCTTTATATATTTGGTGAAATACATGGTGTTAAAATCAGTAATCGTTCATTAGCTGAAAAGATAAAGAAACTCGGCTGGGATGATGTTGAAATAATTGCGGATTCTTCTGAACCAAAATCAATCGATGAAATGAAAAACGATCATGATATTAAGAAAATCAAGGGTGCAATTAAAGGGCCTGGTTCTGTTGAATACGGAGAAAAATGGTTAGATGATTTAGTAGAAATCATAATTGATCCTGAGCGTTGCCCAAAAACTGCAGGTGAATTTGAAAATATTGATTATGAAGTTGATAAAGATGGTAATCCGAAAAACAGATTACAAGATAAGGACAATCATAGTATCGATATGACTCGTTATGCATGTGAGGACGATATGAGTAAACGTAAAGTAGTTATGGGTGGAAAGGTTAAAAGAATGTAGTCGAGCATTTATTGTTCGGCTATTTATTTTGCTCTATTAATAGAAGAAAGGAGGACATACAAAGGATATGAGCGACAAGAAAACCATAAATAATGTAAAAGTAATTAGCGTTAATAAAGCTGCAGATGATCCAAAAAATAAGGAAGATAACAGCAAACAAATGGCAGTTGACCCATTCGCACAAATATATGGAGATAAGGGATTGGTTAAGCCCCCTTATGATATGAAGGTACTGATGGATATAAAGGAAAGTAACCCTATTCATTCTGCTTGTATTAGTGCCAAAGTGGATGATATTGCAGGTGTCGGTTTTGACTTCGCACCTTTTGAAGAAGTGAAAGAAGCAGCGAGCCAGGAGCAATATGAGATGCTAAAAAATTTCATGCGGAAGTGCAACCCAGAAATGACAAGTTCAGAAATTCTTAGAGCTGTATGGGAGGATTATGAAACAGTTGGCTGGGGCATTATTGAAGTTGTTCGTGATAATAAAGGTGAAAGTCCGGTAGAGCTTTATCATATACCAGGACATACAGTACGTGCTCATAAGGACAAAATACGCTTTGCTCAAATTGTAAACAATAAAGAAATCTGGTTTAAAAAGTTTAATTATCCAAATGATTATCATCTTGCTGATGGTAGGCCTTTAGGTGCAGATGATCTTGCAGGAAATGGAACAGAAAAAGCCGGAGAAGTAATTGTTATTCGTAAATTTGGTTCTCGTTCTTCTTATTATGGAATACCTAATTACGTTAGTTCTATAGGTTCAATAGTGGGTTCACAAGCAGCAAGAGATTACAATATCGACTTTTTTACAGGTAAAACCATCCCGGATTCCATTTTATTTCTTGAGGGAGTCGATGAAGTAGATTCTGGAACAGAAAATGAACTGAAAGCATTCTTCTCTGCAGAAACAAAAGGAGAACATCATAAATTAGCCGTTGTACCTGTGCCAGATGGTGCGAAAGCAAGGTTAGAAAAGATTAGTCCAGATGTAAAAGAAGGTAGTTTCCGTTTATATAAACAGGATAGCGCAATGGAGATATGTGTGGCCCATCGTGTACCGCCTTATCGTATCGGCTGGGCTATGACAGGTTCATTGGGGCAAACAACTGCTAAAGAAATGAACGAGATGTACAAGCGCTCTATTATAGAGCCTGGTCAAGAAATCCTAGAGCATCGATTGAACAATCAATTGTTCCGTGTATTCGCTGAAATACTAGGTAGTTTAGATTGGCATTTCAAATTAAATGAAATTGATACGGATGACCGTGAAGCGGATTTAAAGTATGCAAAAGACAGTTATGAAGGTGGAATATTAAAACTGAATGAGTCCCGTAAGGTAGTAGGTTATGAACCTGTACCAGAAGGGGATAAATTCTTTGATGGTACAACTGAATCTTCTCTACCGGAACCAATTGCAAAAGCTGCAGATAATGAGCAAGATAACTTAATTGCTATTAATACATTTAGGGAAAAGCATGAAGAAATAGAGAAAGCTATGCAAAAGAAGGTAGCTGATTTTTTTCTGAACAGGGAAAACGGCTCTTAAACCTGCTTCCCGTAATTCGTATTAATAAAGCAGATGAAGAATTTGTTCCTGTAATTAATGAAGCAGAAGTTGATGAATTTCTTGATAGTATTGATTGGGATGAGGAACGACAAATGTTTGTCGATGAAGTCACGGACACACTACAGGATGATGTAACAGAGTTTGTACAGAGTACTATAGCTTCTAACGGTTTAACCTGGATGGTATTAGATCCAATTGGTGACGTTGCTGCAAAATGGGTAGCTACTTACGCTTTTGAATTAGCAAAGGGAATCCATGAAACCACTAAAGATAGATTAAGAGAAACAATGCTAAAGAATCTTAGTGAGGGAATGGGTGTCGATGCATTAAGTGTTTCCATTGCAGATGTAATGTCAGAAGCGAGCAACTACAGAGCGATGATGATTGCACGTACAGAAACTACATATGCAATGAATTACGGCAATTTAATTGCTTATAAGGGCGCAAATAGAAACAAGAAAACATGGCTTACAGGAAACGATGAGCGTGTTTGTAAAGAATGTGGTGGTTTACATGGGGAAACGGTAGATATTGATGATCTATTTAGTAATGGAAAGATGTGCCCACCAGCTCATCCGCATTGCCGATGTACTATGATTTCAGAAGAGTAATAAAATACACCTATTTAATTGGGGTTTCATCGTCAAAACGTATAAGGCTTTAAATTGGCTGCTATGCGTTTTGACAGTGGAACCCCAATATTTATAGGGAAGGAGGTAAAACGATGGGATACGAACTAAAAAACGCCAATATCAGCTATGTTTCATTAGTTACAAAAGGCGCTAATGGTCGTCAATTCGCCATTATGAAAAGCGAATCTGCTAAACAACCAAATATATCAAAGCAAGTTCCAATCCTTAAAACAGAGGAAGAGAAGCAGCTTGTTACAGGTGTAGTATATGAACCTGATGTAGAAGATTCACACGGGGATAAAATGACAGCAGAAGAAATTGAAAAGGCTGCTTATACCTTTATGGAGAATTACCAACACATTGACAAGCAACATGATGAAATCGCTGGTAAAGGGACAGTTGTTGAAAACTGGATTGCTAAAAGTGATATGACAGTAGGCGAACAAGAAGTACAAGCAGGAACATGGCTTATGACTGTTCGTGTTGATGATGCAGACACCTGGGAAGAAATTAAAAAAGGTGAAGTTACCGGTTTTTCTATGGGTGGATTTGGTGAACGAGTAGAAATCGCCAAGACTGATGATTTTACTCATGAAGATAAAGGCCTTATTCGAAAGATGTTAGATTTCGTTAAAGGTGAAACTCACAAAATCACAAAAGGCGAAGTAAAAGACCGCTTTATTGATGAAAAACAAAAGCGTGATTTACGAGCTGTCTTTAATTTGTTTGAAGATGTGTTCTATTGGGAGATTTGGGAAAGTAATCCCGATATCGATCGTATGGTAGCTGCTCTTGATGATATGAAGGACATACTTTCTTCTATTAAAGGTGGTTATACCATTGCGAAATCAGAAGACAGTGTACAAGCAGAAAGCATTGTTTTAGAAAGTATTAAAAAAGCGGGTAAAGTATTATCCCAAAAGAATCATACAAAATTAGATGAAGCATTAGCTTTAATTACTGAAATAAAAGAAGCTGCTTCACCACAGGAGGAAGATGAAATGAAAGCAGAAGATATTGCAGAGATTGTTAAACAAGCAGTAGAACCACTAGCTACTAAGTTAGAAAAGATTGAAAAACAGGTGAATGGTGAAGAGGTAGAACCGACGCCAGAAGAGCAAACAGAGGAAGAAAAAGCTGCAGCAGTTATTCAAAAAGCATTAGAACCAATTACAAAGCGAATTGAAAATATCGAAAATGCTGCTTCTATCCGTAAAGGTTTAGATCCAGATGAAGAAGTTACACCAGGACAACAACCAATAAAAAAATCAGTATTCTCAAATTTAAATTTGTAATATAAGGAGGAATAAACAATATGAACAATCAACAATTATTAAATCGTTTATCTAAAATTGAAAAGACAATTACTACAGGTTCAGTTTCTTCTGGTTTATTAAATCCAGAGCAAAGCAAAGAATTCTTTAGAATGGCATTTGACGCAACACCATTCTCTCAATTACATCGAAAAGAGATGCGTAAAGCAAAACAAGGTGTACTTGATAAAGTTGGTATTGGCGGCCGCATTCTACGTAAGAAAACAGAAAATAAAGATGAGGATTACCGTGCAGGTGTTACTACATCAACTATTCCATACAATACAAAAGCACTCCGCCTACCTTGGGAAATTACAGAAGAAACTCTTCGTGAAAATATTGAAGGTGAAGGTTTTGAAGATACAGTAATGACTCTTATGTCATCTCAAACGGGGGTTGATTTAGAGGATTTACACTGGAATGGTGATATTGAATCATCGGATCCATTCTTATCAATTAACGATGGTTGGTTAAAGAAAATCTTAAAATCTAAAGAATCGCATATTATTGACCACGCTAAATTAGTGACTGGTACAGGAGAAGAAGCAAAAGCAAAAGCAAATGGATTTGGTAAAGGTTCAATCTTTGCGTTATCTGGTGTTATGCCAAACAAATATAAGAATAGTAATCTACGTTGGATCATGTCGCCAAATCGTAGAGAAAAATGGATTGAGTATTTAACAAATCGTCCTACAGGTGCTGGTGACGCTGCATTACTTGGAGCAGGAGATCAAGTTAATAAACCGATGGGATACGGAATTGTTACAGTTCCTTCTTTAACGGATGATGTTATTATTCTTGCAGATCCACGTAACTTTATTGCTGTTAACACATACGAAACTCGTATTCGTAAAACAACAGAAGGTAAATCTGCAGTAATGGAAGATAAACGATTCTATGTAATTCACTTTGATGATGATGCTGTAATTCAAGAATTGGATGCAGTAGCAATCCTAATAAATATTCCGGATACGTTTGGAGCTTAATATCCAGGCGTATTTTTTATGGTAATAAACCCTTTGTTATTAGGGTTTTGAATGTATACTTTTTTAATATTTTCTTGTTTTTAACGGAAAACGAGACAGAACCAATAAAACCAACAATACGAATGTAAACTTTCATTGATTAGTTTACATTCGTATTTTCAATGAGAAAAAACACAGCAATGACCTAGGCTATATTGTGAATGCTCATAGTACTATATGTTGGATATCAAAAACGTGTTAAAAAGTAAACTTTTAATAATTAGTTTACATTCGTGAAAGGGGTGTTAATTATGAAAGTAGTTACGCTGCGATTAGGTGGTACTTATACCGCTTATGGACAAAAGTTTAAGAATGGCCAAGAAGAAACAATAGCAAATGATAAAGCTGATTACCTTGTAAGTACTGGACATTTTGAACTTGTAAAAGAAGTCGATAAGAAGGAGAAAGAAACATAATGGATATTACCTTGCAGGACATTAAAGACCGCGTAAATGTACAGAAGATGCCTGATACAGTTATTCAAGAACTAATAGATTACTATGCGGTTATTGCTAGAAAGTATTTACGAGTAAAACCGGAGAATCCAATGAAAGAAGTCATTCAAACAAGCAAACTAGCTTGGATTTCTTTTCTTGCTGAATCTATAGCAAAAGTAACTCATGTTAGTTCGAAACAAGATATGACCGATTCTATTACTGTAAATGGGCGTATTGTTTATGGTTTATCCGAAAATCAGTTATATGAATTCGAATATAAGATACAAGATTATGATGATCTGCAGGTACTTATGAAGAAATGTATTATTGATTTGGTTGTTTCTGCAGTAGTTCGCGCTAACTTACAACGAAAAGGTATGAAGACATCGGAGAGTATAGGGGATTATTCGTACCAGATTAGCCCAGAAACGCTAGATGAACCAGCTACGAACAATAAGATACTCAATGGTTTAAAAGGCTTTAGAGCAAGAGTTAAGCCGGTGATGGCTACATGAATACGTACTTCGATGATGGCGATATGGATGATTTATATATTCATGAGGTAGTAGTAAAACGAAAAATGAAAAAGAAACAATCCTCAGGTAATTATGCAGAAGTAGATGAAGACGTTTATGAGAATATGACTTGTCGTGTAACTACTAATTCTGCTGCTGATAATGAGAGGTTTAAGCGTGATAAGCAAAATTTCGATACAACCTTTAAGATATATGCACCTGCTTCCTACAAAATTAAGCCTAATAACCGTATCCATTTCAAAAGTGATGAATTAGGCGTTGATTATATGTTTGAAGTAAAAGGTGAACCACGTAATCCTGCATTTATGAATCATCACATTGAAATTTATTGCGAAAAGGTATGATTCTATATGGCGAATTCGGTAGAAATTGAGTACTCAAGCAATATGGAGCAAGTAAAGACGCTTATTAATGCTATATGTGTTGAAAAAGTTACAGCAGCATCTATTCATTTACAAAATCAAGTGAAGAAGAATCTCACGGGTAGCCGTAGCGGTAAACAATACAAAATACCTCATACGAGTCGTAAATATACTGCTTCTAAACCAGGTGAAGCTCCTGCTGTTCGTACTGGTGACTTGTTAAATTCGATTAAATACAATGTTAAACGGTCACAATCAGAGGTATTGGGTGCAGTAGGAAGCGACTTGCAGAAAGCAATATGGCTTGAAACTGGTACAAGTCATATGGAAGCCCGTCCATTCCTATTAAAAGCGTTTGAAAAAGAACGCAGAGAACTTAAAAGAATGATGGGAGGGTAATAGGTGTCTAACGCTATTGCAGCTATTAGAATGCTTGTAGAGAACGATGAAATAATAAAAGCTAATCTATCAGAATATGGTGAAGGCGAGGACAAAGGCCCTGCTCTTTCATTCCAGACTGCACAAGATGATATGGAAATGCCTTATGTAGTTATGAGAATTGAAGCAGATAATCCGGATGATGTTGAAATTATAGATCGTATGATTCTAAATTTCGATGTGTATTGTGATAATGGGGATTATGATAATGCAAAGTTAATTGCTACACGTATTGAAAAGTTACTAGATAGAGAAGTTGGTTTAAAAGATGATGGGATACTTTCTATACATCGTGCAGGTAAACTGCCGGTACCAGATGAAGACCCATCTATCATTCATATAAATGCGAAATTTCTTGTCCGAACCATGCGAACGGACTTGTATTAGGGGGTAGGGCAAATGAGCTGGAAATTAATTAATGGTGTCCGTGAAGGGACTACAGATAATTTTGTTATCGGTCCTGGTGTCATGTACAAAGGGTTTAAAAGTGTAAAAGAATTAGGTGAACTTGTAGGAGCGACTACAGGCGGAACTAAAGTGGGTTTTGATCGTGAGTATTATGATGCAGATATTGATGGTGTACTAGGTAAAATGGTACGCGGTAAGTGGTTATTAAAAGATGAGCCGCATGTAGAACTTACATTAGTAGAGTTTACAAAAGAAAACCTGCAGTTAGCTTTACCAGGGATGACGGTAGATAGTACAACTGAAACAGATTACGATATTATGAAACCTTCAAATGATATTCCGGATTCAAACTATCATGATATTGCACTCATTGGTATGATTTCGGGTAGTGAGCTACCAGTCATTTTTGTAATTCGTAATGCAATGGTAGTTTCATCTATTGAAGTAGATCTAAAAGACGGTAAAGGAACGGTTGGTTTGAAATGTAAATTTATCGGTCATTACAGTGAATCTGCACCAACTACACCACCATACGAAATCTATTTACCAAAGAAAAAGAAAGTAACAGTACAAAAAGCACCGGCTACCGCATAAATGGTAGTCGGTTTTCTATTGCATAAAACGAGCTGAATACAAAAAAGGAGCGGACAAAATGACTTCTATATTAGAAAAAATGATGAATACCGGTACAGAAATTACAATCTTAGGTGAAAAAGTAACAATGCGACGATTAAATGTAACGGACGTTTGGCGATTCGCTAAGATTATTTCGAAGGTTGGACGCAACGCAATAGTTAACTTTGCAGATTTCGGCAAGGATAAGCAAGCAATGGATGAACTAACTAAAGCAGCAGAATCTCTTCCAGAAGAAGAAAAACAAGCGCAATTAGTTGCACTTAAAGAAAAGCAGCAACAAAAAGGATTAGAATTTGCTTTCCGTGTTCTAACGATGATCCCTGCTTGTGAGGATGATTTTACAGAGTTCTTTGCTAGTTTATTAAAAGTGAAAGCAGAAGAATTTAGACAGTTCCCTCCGGGAGCAATGGTTGCTGTTATACAGGGCCTATTAGAAAGTGAAGACTTAATGACTTTTTTCAACCAGGTCAAGGGACTCGTGAAAGTTCAGAGCGAGAAATGGAGCCAATCAGCAGCGGCGCCGAACCTAGCGTAAATGAAAATTCAGATGAATATTTAGAGGAAGCCGAACAAAATATGTTACGTGCTTTCGATAAGATCCAAAAACGGTATGGATGGACAGATGATTATGTCTTATCCATACCGTATTCGCGTTTAATGGACCTGTTTTCTTTAATTGCACGAGAAGAGCAGCAAGAAGAACTAAATGAGTGGAAGAAGATGGCGTTCATTGGCTTTCAAACTCGCCAACTTGAAGAAGGTACTACTTTTAATGATTATCTTCAAGCCTTTGGACTAACTGACACCCAGGACGATAAAGAATCATCTTATGAAATGGGTGAAGTATGGACGAAAGAAGAGTGTGAAGCGCATGTTGCTCAAATCATGGCTCACTTCCAAGAAGACGATGAAGAATAAAATGGTTATCGGCCCCGTGAAAGGGGGTGCGTAAATGTTAGCTGAAATGTTCCAACTGTTCGGAACGATTGGTATTAAAGCAGAAGGCGCTTATAAAGATTTACAACAATTCGAGGATCGTGTACAAAAAACTGCAAATGGAATGCATGATAAGTTTCAAAAAGCAGGGGAATCAATTAGCCATGTAGGTAGTAAGATGCAAGAAACAGGCGCAAATATGACTGCAGGTGTTTAATTGCCTTTAGCTGGTATTGGTGCTGCTGCTGTAAAAGTAGCGTCTGATTTTGATGCGTCTAATAGAAAGCTAGAATCTACACTTGGTTTATCAAAAGAAGCTACAAAAGAGCTTGGTAATGTTGCAAAAGATACCTGGAAAGATGGATTTGGAGAAAGTATTCAAGAAGTTGATGAAGCTGTAATACAAGTAAGTCAAAACATGAAGAATCTTTCTTTCGATGAAATGCAGGGAGCTACGCAGAACGCTATGACTCTTGCGAAAACTTTTGACACGGATGTGAATGAGGTTACACGAGGGGCCGGACAGCTTATGAATCAGTTCGGTTTAGATGCAAAAGAGACATTTGACCTTTTAGCTTCTGGTGGACAAGCAGGCTTAAACTTCTCAAATGAAATGTTTGATAACATTTCCGAATACGCGCCTTTATTTAAACAAGCAGGATTTTCTGCAGAAGAGATGTTTACCATTATGGCAAATGGAACGCAAGATGGTTCATATAATCTCGATTACATAAACGATCTTGTGAAAGAGTTCGGTATTCGTGTACAAGATGGATCAAAAGGTGTAACAGAAGCTTTTGCAGAAATGAGCCCAGAAACTCAAAAGGTTTGGGACAATTTCAATAAAGGTAAAGGAACTTCTGCAGATGTATTTAATGCCGTCTTAGGTGATTTAGGTAAGATGGACGATAAAGTAAAAGCAAACCAGCTTGGTGTTGCTGTATTCGGTAGATGATACATTGTGCCGAAGTAAAATTGCGGTATTAAGCAAGAAGGGTGAGATTCCTAACTTGAACCGAAGGCTATACCAAGTATAGTCAGGGGCAGAGCATAGAAGGTGAAAAGATATAATCCTTCCACGAGACCGCGACACTTTAAGTGAAAACATATGCCGAACTTGCACTAATATGAAGTGCAAGAAGTAGAGGATAAAAAGCCTTTACGATAACACATGACAAAATGGGAAGACATGGGTGCAGAAGCTGTATTAGGACTAAATAACGCCGATGGTGCATTACAAAACGTTGATGGCAGCATGAAAAAAATGCAGAAAACGCAGCAAGAAGCTTTTGGTGTTCGTTGGCAGAAACTTGCTCGTACCACAATGGCATCATTAGAACCGTTAGGACAAGCTATTCTAGATATTGCAGAAGTGGCACTCCCTCCAATCATTAAAGCAGTAGAAGTTGCTGCAAAGGCATTTAGTTCAATTCCTAAGCCAATTCAAATTGGTATTGTAGCAATTTTAGGTATGGTTGCTGTATTAGGACCGTTAATTGCCATGATGGGCTTTATGACAAGTGGAGTAGGTGCATTTGTTGGCTCGTTTAGATTCCTTGTACCAGTATTAACAAAAGTACCAATGCTATTTACAGGGATACTAAAGGTTGGCCCTAAACTTATTGGTATGTTTGGTGGAATAGGAAAGGCCCTAGCACTGTTGGGCAGATCCATGATGACTTTACTGATGAATCCTTGGACGATTGCCATACTAGCAATTGTAGGATTAGTATATCTGATTTATAAAAACTGGGATGACATCGTTAAATATACCAAACAAGCAGTTAAATGGGTTGGTGATGCCTGTTCTAAGGCTTGGGACGCAACCGTAAAAGGTGCGAAATCCGCTTGGAATGGTTTAGGTAAGTTCTTCTCTGGATTCTGGGAAGGTACGAAAAAATTATTCAGTTCTGCAATGTCATTCATAGGTAAAATATTTTCTAAAGCTTGGGATGGTTATGTAAAAGTAGTTAAATTTTATTTTAGCTTAATGAAAAATATAATTGAATTCGGTTGGAATGCTATAAAATTCATTTTCAAATTTGCCTTAGATGGATTAAAAAAAATTGTAGATGGTACATGGAAGTTCATTAAGAATAGTGTCCAAAAAGCTGTTAACACTTGGAAAAATATATTTAACACTGGATGGAATATTATTAAAAGAATTTTCTCTATAGCTTTAGCTTTAATAAAGCAGTACGTAAAAACCGAATTCGAAAAAATGAAAAATACAATTTCCAGTGTTTTTAATACGATTAAGGATATTGTAAAAAAAGCCTGGGACGCAATTAAATCAACCTTTACTACAGTATTAAAATTCTTAAAAGATTTTGTAAAATCTTCTTGGGAATCTATTAAAGATACAATTTCTAGCGTTATGAACACAATTAAAAATGTGATTCAATCAGCTTGGAATTTTATAAAGTTCATAATCATTAGTGCAGTACGTGAATTTGTTGGGTTTGTAATTACTAATTTCAACAAATTATATAACACAATAACCGATGTTGTTGGCGGTATAAAAGAATTTATTGTTAGTAGCTTTAAAACTATAAAAAAAGCAATCACTGGTGCATTTACAGGGGTTGTAGATACTGTTAAAGATGTATTTAGTAAGGTTGGTTCTATAGTAAAAAACGTAGCAAAAGATGCAATTAGTTGGGGAAAAGATATTATCGCAGGTATTGGTGAAGGTATGTCCGGCATGGCAGATTGGCTTGTAAAAAAAGCTAAAGGCGTTGTTTCGGGAATACCTAAAGCAGTATTGAAGTTCTTTGGTATCCGAAGCCCATCCCGGTTAATGATGGAATACGGGGGCTATATTACAGAAGGTCTTGGTGTAGGGATGGAAAAAATGATTCCTGCAGTAGACAAAGCTTCTGAACTATTAAATAAAGCTGTCGTTCCACCTAAACCAATGAAACTAGTGACCGATGTATCTAATCAAATTGGACAAATGGGCGCACGTTCTGCTGATTTAATTGGTAAAACTGCACATCCATTTGCTGGACAAACCCACGTTGAGAAGAAAACGGATAATGGCGTAACAATTCAAAATGCTACATTTAAAGTCTCTGTTGAAAAACTACAATCTGCAGACGACTTTGTAAAAATGAGAAAGCTGCTACAAAACGTAGTTGCTGATGATCTAATGGGAATGGCGGTGCGAAATGTATGAGTATATTAAAAACATTGCATAGAAGAGCTGGTTCATACCATCTCTTAGGAAAGGCTGCAGAGCTAAAAGACACAATACGATATACCATTAATTTCTCATGGCCTGGGACATATAACTTTTCGTTTTTGTCCCAGGTTCCTATTGGTTCTGATGGAATGCTACCGAATAAATACTTTGTTGTTCGGGTTAATGGGATTGAAAGATTCAGAGCACGAGGTCCTTATGATTGGGAAGCGAGAGAAATCTTTGTTGGTGCAGGTCCACAAACGATTGAATTTACAACAATCGGTTATGGTTCTTCTGACGTAGCATATATACGCGACGTACATTATTATGCTTTTGGACATGTACCTAATATCGAAAAGATTGAACAAACAAAATTACCGAAATCACTAGATGGCTTAAAAACTTATAATGTCATGCACGGATATCCTCGTTACCAAAGTGCAGGGAATAAAGGTTGTGAAGTAGAATTTACGGCTCTATTCAACGATATCAGTCATTGGCGTGAGTTCATGAGGGAAATATATCGCCCTCATATTATTACAGGTGATTACGGTACCTATGGGGGTATTATTCCACCAAATGAAGTAGATGCAATACGAAAAGGAACGCTAGTCATAGCAAAATGCAAATTAATATCTATGTCACAAGCAGGAGTAGGAGTTGATGGAATGTGAGAGAAGGATCTATTTCTTTAATTAGAATGTTGGGGAGCTATTTCCAAGTGGGGAATAACTCCCCTAATTTAATTGTTTATATGAAAAGAAGAGACTCTTCTTCTTACGTACAAATACAACACCGTGTAATAGGCTTAGAAGTGCAGGAGAACGCAGATCAGTTTGCTAGTACATTTACTATTACCTTTGCGAATGAATACGGCCAAATGGCTCCTGATAACTGGTATGGCAAGTTCTCTTCTATTTCAGAATGGTTTTATAACAGTGAGGTAACAAATACAAACCAGCTATATCCGCAGACTGAATTTAAAGTGTCTATTGGCTACGGTGAGGAATCATTACCTTATATACATGGTTTTGTATCTGATGTGAAGGTAAATGCCGAAAGCGGCACGATTTCAGTTACCTGCACTACATCCTATAAGAAGGTTTTACATAAATCAGTAATCCCAACACCTGGATCAGATGAAATTGTTGCACCTACCGGTAATGTTTATGATGTTGTGAAGTTCTTCTTCCAAAAAGCCGGAGTTGTCCTACACGGTAACAGAGTAAATATTCCTGGAACCAATCAAAGCTGGATTGTGGAAGGAGCAACAGGAAAGAGATTTCAAAAATGGGATGAAATTGTCCGCGATATTATAGATACAACATTCCACTATATTAAACACGAACCAGACGGAAGTTGTACATTTATGAAAATGCCAGACTATGCAATTAACGAACCTGCAAAGTTTAGTTTTAGAGAAGGGGAAAATCTTATCTCTTTAGATATGCAGCTAACTGACCAGGATATAAGTAATAGTATTGTTGTTAAATGTGGAGATTACGCAAACGGATTTCTTAATTCGTTTCTATTAAAAAATGTATCGCAGGGTGATTTACGAGAGGAAATGATAGAAGTTCCCTGGGCGACAACGTTCTTTGCAAGAAGAGCGGTTGCTGCAGCTTATCATTTAAAAGCAATTCAGAAGTTCAGAACATTAACAGTAGCAGTAGTTGGTGATCCAAGGATTCAATTATTTGATGTTATTTCTGTTTACAATAGAGATTCTGGTCAACAGTGGAATTACTTTGTTAAAGGGATTAATACAATGATCTCTGCAGATGATGGATTCTATCAAACTTTAGATTTAACTGTTAACTATGGGTATGAACCTGCTCCCTATACAGATATCACCGGTATTACAGTAAATGTAGATACATTACGTTTAAAACTTTGGGATTGGGATTTAGAGGATGGCGATTTATTAAATATTTACTGTAATGATAAATTAATCGAAGAGAATTATTTCATCCGGAACAATCCGACATATATAGATATTCCACTTGAATATGGCGTGAATATTATCGTATTTGAAGCAGTACGAAACCCAAAAGGGATTCTTACAGGACGTTTGCAAGTACTGGATACGCAAAATAATATCTTATTTGATTATGGTTCTTTACCAGATTTATCATTTCCTCGGGTAAATCAAGATGCAAATCACTATTATATCCAGCGTCCAGCCAAAACATGGTCTGTGACGCGCGTGAACTAGGGGTGATTCTATGATAATGCAAAAAAACTTATATGATCCAATCATGTATTTGATGAAAGGATTAATTGACAGGCAAATATATACCGGTGGTAAACCAATGCCTGGTAATGACCCAAACGATGTATTTAAAGAAGGTATGACAGAAGGTTACACCCTCATTCGTGATGGTGCTCGTTTGTCTGCAGTTGATGGAGATAAATATTTACACTATGATGTAGCCTTTAATTCACAAGGTATGCTAGAAAAAGTTCTTATCTCTCATAAAGTAACCGGAAAAGAGATGGAGATACAATTAATATATAATGCACAAAAACAATTGGAACGTGTGCAGCCGCGACTTCTTAATAAAGGTAACGGTATACTATCTGATTTACCAATTCCCGATGTGTCGTAATGATGCACGGGAATTTTTTAATACAAGAAAAAGGGTGATTGCTCTTGTTTGAAACAACCTATTTAGCCGGTGGCCGATTAGATCCACCTTTTCATCCGACTAAAACAGAACCATTCATACCTGGTTTCATTATGGATTCTACATCATTTAAAACCGATGAAAAGAAATATACATTACCTGCAGACATGGAGATTTATGCAGTTAGTGTTAGTTCTTCTATTTACGAATTAGATGATAAATGGGATTTAATCGTGAACGGGCAAACCATTTGCCAAGATATTTATACAAAGCGGATCCCGGAAGGTATGCATTTTATGGTTTATAAAGCAGTAAAAGCAGGAGACACAATTGTATTTCGATTCCATAATCAAGGAATTCTTGATAAAACAGTTTGGTTTGAATTGCACTTTTTAAGATAAGGAGGCGTATTGATGAGTTTTGCTGTTGCCTATATGGCTGGTGGAAGATTCGACGCACCTTACTTCCCAACAAAAACAGAGCCATTCATACAAGGGCGAAGAGTTGGTATACATGATGAAATTCATGTAGATAAGTTTTCATTACCATTCGAAACAGAAATGATTGCTTTTTCTGTAGCTGCTTCACATTACAGTGACTCGGACTACTGGAATTTATTTATTAATGGCCAACAAGTATTTAAAGAGGTTTATGTAAAAGATGTGCCGGAGGGATTTAATTTCTCCATTGTAAAACCTATACCTGCTAATGCAGAGCTAAAGTTCGAATACCACAATGCATCCGCAGAGAAAAAGGCTATATGGCTTAATTACCAACTATTAAGAGATTAGGAGCGTGTAATAGATGGCATACGTTGAAAAAATGTATACAGAAGGCGAATTCCAAGACGAAATTGTTAAATTGGTAATCGCTAACGGATGGAAGAAAGTAAAATCATTTTTCAGAGCTGTTTATCCAGATATGGAACAAAAATCTGACGATGATACAAAATTTGAATTTGGCATGAGTAAACACATGTTAGTGAAGAACAATAGCGGTTCTATTTATGGAATTGCTCAAATTTCAAAATGGTCACTTAAAAAGTCAGAGATTAAATACAACTTCACAAATGAAGAAGGAAAGAAAGCTTTTGCCGAAGACGGTAAAAAACGTCTAGAAAGTGGCAGGGATCGTTCTTGTTTTTATGTTTATATGATTGAAAAAGAACCAAGCGTTGCTGATGAAGGTATACTTGTTCTTCCTTATGAATCTAATAAATTTGAAAAAATATTATTAGATGTGGAATTAACTAAGATAACAGTTACTACAAAAGTAAGTCCAGGTGGTGGCGGTAGTACTTACAAAATTTACTCTTACGATGAAGCGGAGACACAAGTCATGATGTCCCCTTGGGTAAAGGTAACATTACGAAATACGAATTTACAAGGTATCAACGCTCAAACAAATTGGTGGCCGGATTCATTGGTCCGGATTAATGGCCAAGTTGATGAAAGCCGTGTTGTTTTATTAATACAAGCTGATAATACACCAGCCTTTGAAAACAACGTAGTTCCAGTTACACCGCTTTATATGGGCCAATTAGAAAGTTACGCTAATGATGATACATTAGGTGATGCATTATGGGCAGGAACAGCTTTTGATACAGGTAATGAAGAAGCATCACATAAATTCGATTTTAACGATACGAAACCATATAGAAATGTAGAAAACTACATGCCTGTCATGAAGTCTTATCCACGTTCCCCTGGTAATGGTATTGATAACGTGATTATTAAACGTTCAAGATTAGGAGCAAGGTACCAGGCTCATTTTATTGCTTGGAATGTAGCGCCTAATGCAATGCCACCAGATCGCGTTGGTAAAGATGGCGGTCAATATTCACTAGCATGGCAATCACAAGATAATGACGAATACAAATATCAATTTAACCCGTCTGTTTATAGCAATAAAGTACATACTTCACGCGCTTATATTGTTCATCCAGATGAAGGTGTACGTGGATATTTACCTTATATGATCCTATTGTCTCCACTAGGTCTATTAAATGGCGATAGATTAAAAGTTAGAAAGAATACTTGTCCGGATTCGCACGACATTTACAAATTCTTTAATGTAGATGCTATTTCACCAATTACAAAAAGACCAGCTACTGCGTATCGTCCTGCTGGATTAGGTATTTTTGAGAAAACAGTATAAAGGAGTGTACATATATGTGGTTTGATAAAGTCGTATATTTACAAACATTACCACAAGAATTAGAAAAACTATTTGCTGATAACGGTTGGAAACGAACGCTATTTTTCCAAATTAAGAGCGGCATTTCAAAATTTATTGATGTAAGGTTGTTTGAATCATTAGGAAGTGATGGAGAACGCAGAAGATTCGGTATAGCAAATGCGTATGACACTGCTGATTCTGATTTCACTGATAGCCGGTTTATTTCTGCAGATTCTCCACTAGGTAAATTAGGGATGGGAGATGGAGTGAAGAAAGACTTCTCTATCCCTGTTTCTCCTGTTCTTGGCCCTTCTGTCATTGTATATGTAAATGGGTTTGAACAAGAGAAGAGTAAATATAAGGTGGATGCAACTACAGGAAAAGTAACATTTACTACCGCTATTGCAAAAGGCGATAAAGTAACATGCGAATATAGATTAGCTACCAACACATACGAGCCAAACAATGACATGCTGCTATTTACTTTTAATCGATACTTTATTGAAAAAGAGATCCTTTCCGGTGATAAATCAGGGGAATTAGGAAAAGGAAATGGAACGAAAAAGAACTTCGCATTGCCATTCCCTAACTTTGACGAAAGCAGGACCATAGTTTACAAGGATAATACTATTGTTGATCCTAGCGAGTATTCGTTCACTGAAACGGAAATTGTATTTAATAGCGCACCTGCAGCAGATACCACAATTAAGATTAGCGGTATTTATTTCTTATTACCAAAAGAAGACGGAACACTGGATACATTAACAGCAAAAACAAGTTTCGATGTACAAAAGATGGAAAGTATTATGGGCGAAGTATATTCTACGATCAATTTTGTGAACCCATCCCCTTATACATCAATTAGTTTTACACCGGAGCAGCGTTTCTCTAAAGAATTAAATCGCGACTCTGTTGTTTATCTGTATGGGAACGCAAACAAGGACCGCTTAATTATGTTTATGCGTGTAGATCCAACACCAAATCCAGTTCGTGCATTATTTGTTCCGTTGTATATCGGTAAATTATATACATTCGATGTTGCACCAAGAAAAAACATGATTATTTTAAGCGGCTGCAGACCAGGCGACCAATTTGTATATTCACCAAATAAGAAAATTGGTAATGCGCCACTTGATTACGGTTCTGATACATCAAACGGAAACGAAACGGTTCAATTATCACAATCAAGCACAGGAGCCATGTACCAACACCATTATTTAGCTTTCATTACTCATGATATGTCAGTAGATAGTGGACAAGGACGCTTTAACCCATCGGTATATAGTGGTAAATATCATTTATCTCAAATTTATATTGTTCATCCAAACGATGGATATGTTGGAAAGCTAGATGATGTTTATGCAGTTCATCCAAAGAATATCCAGCAAGCCGACGAACTAGAAATTGAAAAAACAGTCGTAGATGAAGTACTCGGACAAGGTGACGGACACCGTAAAGTATTTCATCTAGAACATAAGCCAAAGGGCGAAACGTTAAGATTATTCATTTCATGTAAAGAAGTAGAAAAAGCGGATTATGTATACAATGCAGAAGATAAGACCGTTACATTTAACGAAGCACCGGTTATTGGTTCTGAAATCACAGGCGCTTATGAAATGGCTCAATTATATCGTTACACATTACCGACAACGCCCGTTTGTCCTATGACACAAGCGAAAGCAACACCATTTAATCCAATTGGTTTAGCGATCTACAAAGAAGATATTTAAGCATAAGGGGGTAGCAGAAGAATGAGTGAAAAAGTTTATTCTATTGCTTCCCCTTCTATATGTACCAAAGAAAAAAGTCATGTTGTTGTCGTTGGTTCTGGACCAGATCGGAATGAAAAAGTTTATTCTTTTTCTATTACACCAGCGGATACAGAAAACAAAAATGATGTTGATTATCCAATTTGCATTGCTCCTTATGCGAGATATAAAGCTGTTAAAGAAGATAACGCAGGAGTAACCGCTACAAAAGTAAGAGCAAAAGGGATTTTAACAGATGTTGTAGAGAATGCATTGCGACAAATAGAGGTAGAAGCCTACATTTCAAATACAACTGATTTTGATTTAAATCGAAATATAAATGTGGCCAATATTGAAATGCAGCATTCCCAACGAATGGACAGTATTTCTGTTCAACTAATTTCTGCAGAAGAATCACCACAACATAGACGAATTTTCGATATAAACCATATCGAAGGGGTAGAGAGCGAAAAACCAAGTGAGATAGAAGTAATGGTACACGCTTCTGATGAAACAAATCTTATAACGAATGAATATGAAGTTGCACCGATCATAAAGCAGGATTTACTAAAAGGTAAGTTACGTGAATTCGCTGCAGGTGTGGAAGTATTACCGGAATGGGTAAATGTTGCGCGTATTGTATACGGTGAGGGTTTTTATAATGATCTTATGGCCGACAGAGTTACAACGGATTATGAAGCTGTTTCAATGCATAATGATACGAGCGATATTGTTACCAGGGAGCTAAAAGCTACACATGCAGAAGTTACTTTATCTACTGCAGTTCCAAATATATATCCTGTATCTATTGTCGAAAATGAAACTGGTGATGTACAGCAAAAAGAAATACTTCTTCATGCCCCGGCACAATTCGAATTTGGTACAAAAGAACGAGAAGTTAAAGGGATTATAGAAGAATTTGATTTGTTCAATGGTATGGGTATACCGGTTTATCTTCCTGATTATGATTTATTTGCTCGTATGCAAAGAGACATTGGAACCTCTGTTGCTACACAATATGAATCGAACCGCTTAGAAGAAATAGAAAGCGTGAACCTGCTCCCTTATGAAAATATAGAAAGCGCGTATTTAATTCGTGACATAGATGTAGAGCGAATTCACCTGGATCACTCTATTCGAACAAAGGAACTTGCTGCAGATGTTATTGCAAGTAATGAAGTAAGCAAGAAAATAAATGTATTTGATACTGAAAGAAATGAAGCTGCATCATTTACAAGAACAAAAGAACAGTATGCGAATGTAGATACAACACACGCATTTGAACGTATCGTAGAAACACTTGATTCTGTTTATGCCGATCAACAAGAATTTGCAAATAAAGAAAATGTATTTACTGCAGCTGTAGAGGTAGGACAAGAAGTTAAAAATGCTTCACGGGTATTATCTGTTAAAGATATTTCCGGAACTGACGATGCAAATAAATCGCAAAACATATTCGAGATACAGACAATTGTCGCAGAAGAAGCAGAGAGATTACATGAAATAAATGCCGGTATTTCTACTGCAGATTATTCTCATCGTATCTTAAAAGAATTACAAGGCGTATCGCCAGACGTTACTTTTGCAGAAGTGAAAAATGAGTTGCAAGCAACTGTAGTTGAACTGGATCAAGCAGATATAGAAGATACTGCAGTACTTACACATGTAGATGAAATTTCTTCATTCGGATTAAAAGAACGCTTAATTATTACACATGTAGATACTAATGAAGTTGCCAATAAAACAGAAAAAGAATTTCAAGCTAACATAGAAGAGTTTGATTTATTTGAGGGCCTTGGTATTCCTGTATATCTTCCAGAATTCGATTTGTTCGGCCGTGTTCAAAAAGAACTAGAAACACGTATAACTTTATTTAATAATTCATCTAAATCATTAAATGTGATGCAGATGAAACTAGATCAAACAATTGAATCTGAAAAAGCAATAAAAGAACATACAACTGCAGTAATTGGAGAAGTGGCTTCTGACATCGTTCCAGTTATCTTAGATACTGCACATATATCATTAGATATTTCTTATAAACAGGATACACAACAAGCTCTTATTACAGAGCAAGAAGCCTTTACCGGTATACGTGAATTTGAAAGCGGAATTATCTCTGATATAACACCAGCCGATAAAGAAGTTATAACGAGAGATACAAATGTAATTGCAACTGTAGATGCAGCACGGGAATCTGAACGATATGCAATCGTTAGTGAACAAGAATTATTAGAGCGACAGGCTAGTGTAGACGCTGTGACTAACGAAGTTGATACATTTGATAGGGAACATGAATTAGAAAGTGTTGCAGAGGAATATGAACAGTTTGAACGTATGCCAGAACGAGAATCAGTTCTAGAGGATAATGCACTATTCAAAATGGAGAGAGTACTAGATACAGAAAAACCAGATGAATTACTAGTGATTGAAAAAGAGAATAATGATCCGAAGTTATGGCTGCGACATAGTCGCCAATCGTGGTGGACAAATTCAAACTGGAAGAAAACAAGATAAAGAGAAGGTGGTAAAATGGCAAGTCAATTAGGAAAAAACCTATTGCAACCAGAACCAGGGTGGACTCGTGAACATTGCACTTTAGAGAATGCAAAGCCAGGTAAGTTTTTTTCAAATGTAGACTTAACCGGCAATATTACAGGAGATAAATGGCGTGTAGTTGGGGATTCTAGCAGTTTAGAGCGGAATAGTTCCTGGTATGTCGGTGACTCTTTAGGTCGTTCATTTTATTTTAAATTTACAGGGACCGCATTGCGTATATTATTGAAAAATTTTACAACTCATGCATTTAACATTACTGTCACTATAGATAATATAAGATATGTTGGTTGGGTACCAGCTTATTCTGCTGAATACTCTCTTGTCGTATTTGAGCAACTTAATCTAATTAAGGGTGAACATAACGTTAAAGTAACTACAGAAGGAAGGGCTTCTGGTGCACCTGGATCTGCTTATACGTTTTTAACTGCTATTGATTACGCAGATTTAGGCGCTAAAGTTGGTGGTGTATTAAAAGAACCGGAACCTGGTTGGAAGCGATTTGATGATACGGATAGCAATATTCGGTACACAGGTCCTTGGTTTCATAATAGTAATGCGGTAGGTGACTCTAATAATACGTTGTCATACAAGAACTCAGATCATGGTACTGAACCTACAAAATGCGAGTTCGTATTTTCTGGAAAGGGAATTCGCATTATTTCTAAATACATCAATAGTACAAGTTACAGAGATCCAATAAAAATCACTATAGACGGTTCTTCTGAAACTTACACACTTTCTCCAAAATCAGCTATTCTTCAATGTTTAGTTTATGAGAAATTGGACATTGCACCTGGAATTCATACAGTTGTAATTGAAGCTCAAGATAATATTATAGATGCTATTGACGTATTACAGGGAGAATTACTATCACCAGATTTAATTAAAAAGCCTAAAGTATCCTTGTATGAAAAAGAAAGTGGAAAAATATTTGTAGATGATTTTGATTCTATAAATCCCAAATGGCTTATGTCACCATCAAATACATTTAACAATGTTGTTAAAAAAGGATTCCTACGTATGAATCATTCTGCAGATAAAGACGTTATGCTTTTAATCGATAAACAACAAAGTAACTTTGCAATCCAGATTATTGCGGACTACGCTCCTACAAAAGAAGGAGATGAAGGCGGCTTACTGATTTATCAAAATGAAAAGAATAAAGTTGAGTTTCTTGAATCCTATTCTTCTAATAGTTCACAAAGCAATAAAGAGTGGATGGCGATATGTAAGGAAGATCAATGGGACTTTTACACAAAGACAGATACATTTTTTGATTATACGGATAACGATTCATTAGCAGCAAAAAGAATTGGTGTTGTTTTAAAAAGAGGAACTGCAGAGGGATTTGTACCGCTAGACATCAATAAAATTATTATGACAACAAGCAACATGTTACGTCTGCGCCAACTATATGAAAATTATAAGGTTGTATTAAAAGATACTGCAGATAATATCCTGTCTACTAACATTGTAGCTGCAGCTCATACAGGGATTGATATTCTACTTCCTTCTTTAGAGTTCGAGGGAATCATAGAAATATATGATGAAGAAAACGAACTACTAGCAAAGAAACAAGCTACCTTCTATGGTGGGGATATGTATTGTATGGGTTCATCCCTACAAATCAAAATGAATAGTGCAGAATTAAATACAACAGATCCAACGAATTTAGGTTACATGGTGAATAATGAGCGCATTGTAAAAATGACAATCGTAAATAATAACATCGGCGCTGCTACAAATATAAAACTATCCATACAGCAGTACATGGAGAAAATCGGTTACACCTGGGCGCTTATTTCATTAGATGGTATTAACTATTTGAATGAAATACAGATTGATTCAGTAGCTGCACAAAGTACTCGTGATTTTTGGGTAAAGGTTGTGAAGGATACAAATTTCCTAGCATTTGAACCAATTTATTTTAATATTCATCTAAAACATAATTGAGGTGAATACAATATGGGAACTGTAATGAAATTATATAGATATACATCCGAAAGCGAGATTACACCGTCAATCCTTATTGAGAGGAATGTACAAATTACAATTGAACCAGGAAAAACTCTATATACTCCATTGGATGTAGGTTGTAACAAATACGATATTCGCACGATTCAAGTTACAAATGATTCAAACGTAGAAGCAATGCTATTTATGTACGACCAAAAAGAGAATGGGAATCAAATCTATAAAAGCTTATCCGAAAAAAGAACGTATGATATTTTATCCATTCCTTGCGAGGATAAAGATCATACAAACAAGGCCCATCTTTATATAGAAAATAGGGGCGTAGCAAACTCTACTTTTAATGTTTCTATGAAAGCCATACGTTTAAGTTAAGGAGGAACATATAAAATGACAAATAAAATTTGTAAGTTACACAGACTAGAGCGAAGAGAAGTCTTTATGAAGATTATCGATGAAATGAAAAAGGCTGGATGGCAGCAATTAAATGCTGATGCGCCATCAAAAGATAAAATTTACGTCATGTACTCAAGCGGTAACGACGGTATGAAGAACCATTCTTTAGAATTGCGCCCATTCGATTACGTCACTGCAACTAGCAAAGATATTATAGCAGGGATATATAGAGATTATGATATAAGAGACCCTGATAAGTATGCTACTGATGCAACCTTTAGATTAATTGAACGATATGATAAAGAGCAGGATGTTACTTTCGGAGGACCTGGTCCTTTCTACCCTTTGTGTTTTCATCAAGGGAAAGTAACTAACAGCACTAGTGTTACTACTATTAGTAAACCAATTGCTATGGTGGACCTATATTTATACGTTGATAAAGACATTGTTATCTATTGTGTTTATGAAAACGATGATAATCTTCCAGAACGAAAAGGGAAGACTGTAATAGGATTATTCGGAATTCCAGATGAACTATATCAACAAGAACAATTCAAGCCTATATCTTCTCCTTTTAGTGTCTTGGTGAGTGTTTGTCCAAAGTCCCCTGGTGCAGCAATGGTAGCTGCTAGAAGTAAGCTTATATATGATGGATTAAATAGTATTCCTGTTAATACTTTCATTTGGGATAAGGTATTTTTAAAGGCACCTTCTTTAAAAGGAAATATAATATTCACATCATTTTTTATGGGAGATAACGTAGATGGATTAAGGGCAAAATTTGATGGCCTTTACACATATAGAGGTTCAAATTTTGTAACTGGTGATATCGTTGAAATTTCTCAAGATGAAGAAGTGCAGAAATATAAATTATTTAACACCTACTACTCAAGTGTATGGAGTTCATTTCCGGAGTTCAACATTGCATTAAGGGTAGAATAAGGCTGGTGATTTTATGACAATAAAAGGCATAATAATTCAACCGAAAACATTGTATCCACCCGTACAACGTAAACCACAAATACGTAAAGGTTCAAAATTAGAAATTAGTGACATGTATATTACAGGGGTTAGGAAAACTTCTATACGGAAAGGAGTTATGTTTAACTTCTCCCGAAACGAAAGCAAAACTACTGAAAAAGCAGTAATGAAACCACCACGTACTGAACCACTAGAATACGCGTGGACGAAAATGAACATATAACTTTATCGAAATCGAGCGTGCTGCAGCAGGCTTTTTTATATTGGTCAAAATTTGAAAGGAGGTGAGAACTTGGAAAGAATTCACGAACTCATCAAGGCATTGAATATAAGCGATGTTATTACAAGTACTCAATTTAAAGTAGGTGGTGCTATCGGTGGCGGATTAGGAACAATAATTAATTTACTCTATGGCAAAGCTAATTTAATTTGGATTTCAATTTACTGCTGGATTATCATGCTCGACTGGATTACTGGTAGTAAGGCTTCAAAACTAGATGGAACATACTCATCACAATATGGAATTGAGGGCATCACGAGAACCGTGGTGCTTTTATCATTACCAGCCCTTGCACATTTATTTGATATTGCTCTTAAACTACCTGATTTCTTTTTCTTCATGGTAGTCGGTGGATTGAGCTACCACATTTTTAATAGTTTCGCAGCAAACTGTGCACGAATTGGCTGGGAAAAATGGATTCCTGCATGGTTATTAGAAAGTGTAGCATCCGAAATTCAAGCAAAAATCCAAAGAAGTGATGCACGAAAAGAAAAACATAATACCAAATAAAAAATACACGCCTTACATAAGGAGAGCATTGTCAAAAGACGGTGCTCTTTTTGTTTGGCAAAAAGGGGAAAATACACAATGAAAAAACCAATCAAACTATTTAGCTCATTATTTATGACTCTATTACTCTTATTTTCGTTTGCTACGGCTTCATTTGCCGATAGAGTACTAATCATCCAAGACTTACCGAAACAAGCATATCGCTACGGTGTGGGCGCTTATGAGGGCGTTGTAGCACATAGTACTGCAACACCAGAAGCACCAGCAATTAATATTAGAAATTACGAAGCTAGAACATGGAGAAATGCATTTGTACATTATGCTGTAGATTGGAACGAAACAATTCAAATTGCTGATACTAAATATGTTGCTTATGGTGCTGGACCAGCTGCAAATAAAAGATTTGTTCACGTAGAACTTTCTGAAACTAGCAACCCAGATAAATTTAAATCTTCTTACGAACGTTATGTAAAACTATTAGCTAAGATTTTAAAAGATAGAGGGATTCATCCAAGCAAAGGTTTATGGACACATAAAGATATTACTTACAAATTAGGTGGAACTGACCATGAAGATCCGATTAATTATCTTCGCAGTCATGGTGTATCAGAATCACAATTCAGAGCGGACGTACAAAAGGCTTATGAAGGCGCAACAGTTATAGTTAAACCAAAACCACAAGAACCATCTCAAAACGTTGTAGGCGCAACAGGAGTAGCTTACATTGATGGATTTAACGTAAATCTAAGAAGTGGACCATCAACAAATCATGGTACTATCCGTCAATTAAATAAAGGGGAATCATATCAAGTGTGGGGAAAACAAGGTGATTGGTTAAATCTTGGCGGTAACCAATGGATTTATAACAACCCTTCTTACATTCGATATGAAGGGGAACAAACTAATACTTCAAGTTCTGTAGTAGGAAAACGTGTTGTTTCTAAAGTGGACGACCTTCGTTTCTATGACTCTGCTTCTTGGTCTGATAAAGATGTAGCAGGAACGGTAGATGAAGGGCTTGGATTTACTATTGACGCTAAAGTATCAGTGAATGGTTCACCACAATACAAAGTACACAACAGTAAAGGCACAACATACTATGTAACTGCAAATGAAGCCTATGTGCATGTAAAGTAGGGGAACCGCCAGCATCTTGGAATAAAATCATGCTAAGCAAAAAAATAAAATAAGCTGCCCATATGGACAGCTTATTTACATAATTATCGTTATTGGAAGTTACTTTTTGTTTTATTTTTTCTCACTAATTTTAAGTCGTTTTGCATTTATGAAAAATGCGCTCCCAATTACGAATATAACAGAAGAGATATACATTGTTATCCCTGAATATTCATTATCAAATATTGTAGTATTAAGCAAATTAACAAACACCATCAATATAAGTGATATGTACAATCCATTAATATATTTCACTTATGTCCCTCCCTTACTTTTTTCTTTTCTTCTTTTTCCCTATTTTACCATTTTAAAAAAGTGATATGTTGTTTGATTTTGGTTGTATATCGTATTCATGTAAAGTTAACATAACGTCCTATTATCGGTAGCAAGAAAAAGGCGAATTCCTCTTGAAAGTAGGGATTCGCCTTTTTCTTTAATAAGTTTTTATAACCCATAATAACATCTCCATTCATTTGAAAAAATTATGCTATTTTACCGGTATTTTCTAGCACACTTCCGATACTAACTTACAGAAATCTTAAAATAAACAACTTTCAGATAAAAATATTTACAAAACAATTCGACACCCCTTCTAAAAACTATATCCTTACTGGGGTTATAATGATTTTTATATAAATAATTTTATTTTTACAATCTAACGATTTACCGATGTTTTTACGTCAATTGATAAAGGGAAAATTTAATATTCTGAATATTGTTTATAAAATTGTTTTTTACAACTTATTACAATTAAACTTTGTTATGATTGATTTTATATAAACTAAATAAAGGAGATTGCGATATGATAATTCTGAATAATGAAAAAGTTACTAGACTATTAAATGAATGGTATAAAGTTATTTTATCTAAACAAATAACAAAAGCGACAAGAATGAAAGAAGAAGTTGATGAAAAGATTAGTGTCTTAATGGTCGAACAAAACCGAGATCTACAAGATCAAAATCTCTTATTGTATTATTCTCTATTGGATTATAGTTATAAAGTGTTAATAAATAAATCATATGTAACTCGTAGCGATTTTGATGCAGTTGAAAAACTTACAACAAAAACTATTGATGAGTATTTAAAATACTACTACCATTTCTATAAAGCTGTGCATAACACCATGATTGCTAACTATATGGAAGCTATGGAGCAATTTGAAGAAGCTGAACGACTTTTAGAGTATATTCCTAACGAAATTGAAAAAGCTGAATTTAATTATAAACTTGGTGAACTATATTACCATCTTCAACAACCTTTATTAACAATTAAGCATGTCATGAAAGCAAAAGACATATACAAAAAGCATGAAGACTATGTAATAAATCAAATTGAATGCGATACAATCCTGGGATTGGCAAGTGTCACTTTAAGTCAGTTTGAACAAGGAGAAGAACTTTTTGTTAGGTGTTTGGATATGGCTAAAAAACATAACTGTACTCGACTAATTACCTTAATTCAATACAACTTAGGTTTTCTTTATGCAAAACAAGGTATATCCGCAACTGCAATTCGGCATTTAATGGATGTCTATAAATCTGAGAGACCTTACCATAAAACTGTGTTCTTATTGGCTCGAGAACATTTCAAAGTAAATGAAATTGAACAAGCACAAGAATTTTTGACTCAAGGTTTTGAATTAGCTGACGTTGAATATACACATCATTTACGAATACTTCGAGCACAATACGATGAAAATTATAAGCAGAATCTAGAAACAACGATTGCAGATGGACTAGATTACTTCGAATCCCAAAAACTTTATGGATTTATGGAAGAGTACGCTGGAATTTTAGCGAAAAAACTTTATCAAGAAGGTAATCATGAGAAGGCTAGCCAATATTTTAATATATCTTATGATGCTAAAGAATTACTTCAGAAGGGAAGTGCGTTAAAATGAAAAAAGTACTAATGGGATTTGTTAGTTTTGCTGCTGTTTTAACTATTGGAAGTTTTGCAGAATCTAATATATCACAAGCTGATCATGGTAGACCGCCTGCACCACAAAGACCAGATTATATTTCTAATGTGGCCGATTTTGATCACGGTAGACCACCTGCGCCGGCATACGAATACGGCGATACTTATATTGATCATGGTGAACATATATAAAACAAAAAGAGGACGTGATATATACGTCCTCTTTTTGTTTTATTTTAATTACGACCAAAGTATATTTGAAATAATATAAGGGATAATGTTCTAGTATATCAATTTCATCAACAATAATGTCTGGGTGTGGATTGCTATCAAGAAACTATCCGAGTGCCAACAGGAAAAAGTGTTAGTTTCTCATATAAATCTCATAATTGAGAATTGGTTTAAATAACCGGTGCACCAACAGCAAAATGCGATTCATATATTTGCACACATTTTGCTCACATTTTGTTCGCGTACTATATAAAAAAATATGAAAATCTATAAAAATAATTATTTCAATAAAATTTATTCTAGATATTAAAAAGTGCCAAAACCCTTGTGGTATAAGGGTTTTGGCACTTTTGTGTTTTTTATATTTTATCAAATAAACAATCCTAAAACTGCTCATTCTTCTCCCAAGATTCAACGATATAATGAGCAATTGTGGGGTTATATCCTTTTCCAACTAAAAACATAATCGCAGCGACTTCTGTTAAAGCGTGTTTATGTGAAGTATGTTTCGCTTCATTTAAACCATAATCTACCCAAGGTTTTACGAAATCTAATACAGGTTTCTTTAAAGGTAAAAATTGTGTACCGACAACTTGTTGAATTTGTTGTTGAGTCGGTTCTGTAATAGGCCCAGGTGGTAAAATTTGTGGTTGTGTAATATCTAAAGTCGGACCTGGTGGTAAAATTTGTGGTTGCGTTGGATCAATTGTTGGTGGTTTAGGTGGTGAGACACGTGCGTCGTAGTTGGGTTGATACATTTGTTGTTGGTATTGTGGTTGTTGTGGCTGAGTTACATACGGATTTTGTTGTTCTTGAGTTTGCGGTGCTGCATATGGATTTTGAGGATATTCATAATTTGGACGTGTGTCATATGGATTTTGTTGTTCTTGAGTTTGCGGTGCTGCATATGGATTTTGAGGATATTCATAATTTGGACGTGTGTCGTATGGATTTTGTTGTTCTTGAGCTTGCGGTGTAGCGTATGGATTTTGTTCGTATTGTTGTTCTGGCTGTTGTAATTCTTGTTCCTCATATTGTTCTGTATATCTTTGTTCCGGTTGCTGAGGGTAAAATGGTTGTTGTGGATAAGGTGGTTGATTATTATAGAACATGTTTATTCCTCCTTCATGATGATGCCTACCACCTAGTGTATGGGCGGACAAGAAAATATGTGATGAAAAAAGGCGGGCGTGTTACAATAAGAAACTGGGTGAAGATAAAATGACAAAACAAGAAAAGATTAAAAAAACAATTACTTTTGTAAAAAATATTTTAGAAAAAGATGCGAGTGGGCATGATTGGTATCATATTGAGCGCGTACATAAACTGGCGATTTCTTTATCCGAGCAAGAAGGAGGAAATCGTTTTATAATTGAAATGGCAGCATTACTTCACGATGTGGCAGATGAAAAGTTAAATGAAAGTGAAGAAGCAGGAATGAAAAAAGTTTCTGATTGGTTAGAAGAGTTACATGTAGATGAGGAAGAAAGTAAACATATTCTTCATATCATCGCCAATATGTCTTATAAGGGTGGGCATGGCGGCGCAGTTGAGTCAGTTGAAGGGAAAATTGTTCAAGATGCAGACCGTTTAGATGCCCTTGGAGCAATTGGGATTGCACGTACTTTTGCATATGGCGGAGCGAAAGGGAGATTAATGTATGATCCAACAATTCCGCCGCGTGAAGTAATGACGAAAGAAGAGTATAGAAAAAATAACGATCCATCTTTAAATCATTTTTATGAAAAACTTTTAAAATTAAAAGACTTAATGAATACGAACGCAGCAAAACAAGAAGCTGAAGTTCGTCATTGTTATATGGAACAGTTTATAGAACAATTTATGAAAGAGTGGAATGCACAAATATGAAAATGTTAACTGTGGAGAACTTATCGAAATCATACGGAGAAAAACCGTTATTTGATGGATTATCATGTAGTATTACAGAAGGACAACGTGTCGGAATTATTGGTGTAAATGGTACTGGTAAATCAACATTATTAAAAATTATTGCAGGGTTAGAAACTCCTGATACAGGTGAAATGACGCATTCACGTGGATATACAATTAGTTATTTATCACAGCAACCAGAGTTTGATGAAAAACTAACAGTATTAGAGCAAGTGTTCCATGGTGATACACCTTTAATTCGTCTTCTTCGTGATTATGAAAAAGCACTATTAAATATTGAAAAAGATCCAAGTAATGAAAAAGTACAGGAACAATTATTTGCAGTGCAGCAACGTATGGATGCAATGAGTGCATGGGAAGCAAATGCAAATGCGAAATCTCTTCTAACGAAATTAGGAATTACAGATTTCACTGCAACTGTTGGGAATTTATCTGGTGGACAGAAAAAACGTATCGCAATGGCACAATGTTTTATTGAAACACCTGATTTATTAATTTTAGACGAGCCTACGAACCATCTTGACCATGAGACAGTTGAATGGTTAGAAGAATATTTAGCAAGATATACAGGGGCGGTATTACTTGTAACCCATGATCGTTATTTCTTAGATCGTGTGACGAATCGTATTTTTGAATTAGATAATGGTAAACTATATAGCTACGAAGGAAACTATAGTACATTTTTAGAAGCGAAAGCACTTCGTGAAGAGCAAGAATTGGCACAAGAATCCAAACGCCAAAATTTATATCGTCGTGAACTTGCTTGGATTCGCCGTGGTGCAAAAGCCCGTTCTACGAAACAAAAGGCGCGTATTCAGCGTTTTGATGAGTTAAAGGAACAAGAAGGGCCAGCTGCAAAACAGTCAGTTGATATTGCACTAAGTGGAAGTCGTTTAGGAAAGAAAGTACTTGAGTTAAAAGATGTAACGAAAAAATTTGGCGATAAGACGGTATTACATAATTTTAATCATATTGTGAAACCAGGCGATCGTATCGGAATTATTGGGGCGAATGGAAGCGGGAAATCTTCTCTATTAAATATGCTTGCAGGCAAGTTATCTCCTGATAGTGGTGAAGTTGAAGTAGGACAAACTGTAAAAGTTGCTTATTATACGCAAGAAAATGAAGAGATGAATTTAAATCAGCGTATGATTGAATACATTAAAGAGATTGCAGAAGTTATTCATACAACAGATGGAAAAGTAATTGGTGCATCTCAAATGTTAGAACGTTTCTTATTCCCGACGCATTCACATGGTACACCGCTTGGTAAACTATCTGGTGGTGAAAGAAGACGTTTATATTTATTACGTATTTTAATGGGGGAACCAAACGTACTATTACTTGATGAACCTACGAATGATCTAGATACACAAACATTAACAGTACTAGAAGATTATTTAGAAGATTTCCCAGGTGTCGTTTTAACTGTATCGCATGACCGTTACTTCTTAGATAAAGTAGTAGATGAACTGTTCATCTTTACTGGCGGAGGAGAAGTGCGTGAGTTCCTAGGTAGTTATACAGATTATTTAGAAATGGAAAAAACGAAAGAACTTATTGAGAAAGCGGAAGTTCAAAAAGAGAAAAAAGTAGTAGAAGCAGCTCCAAAACAACAACGTAAACGTAAACTTTCATACAATGAGCAGCGTGAATGGGAAACAATTGAAGATACAATTGCCGAACTAGAAGAGAAAATTGAGTCAATTGGAGAAGAACTTGCGAAAGTTGGATCTGACTTCACAAAGGCACAAGAATTATCTGAAGCACAGCAGAAAACAGAAGAAGAGCTAGAAAAAACGATGGAAAGATGGAGTGAACTATCAGATATCGTTGAAGGATTAAAATAAAAACAAGCTGCATATATTGAAAAGTAAAGAGAAAAACTTTACACTATTGGTAGAACCTATTTTAGGAGGGAAAAAATGAGAACATCTAATCCAATGTTGAAAAAAGAGGCATTTCGTAAAGAGGGAGCAAGCGCTTCTGCGATGACTATTGGCGGAACAGTAGGCAAAACGTTTATCATGCTTATCTTGCTACTTGCAACGTCTGTCTATTCATACATACAGATGATGCAGGGTACGATGAAAATGCCAGTGTTAATTGGTGCATTAGTAATTGCGGCAATCATCGCATTTGCATCTATCTTCTTCCCGCGAATGGCACCAATTGGGGCGCCAATTTATGCGGCGGTAGAAGGAGTTGTATTAGGAAGTATTTCAGCAGTTTATACAATGAAATTTGGCGATTCTATCGTTTTAAACGCTGTATTACTTACAATTTCAATTCTATTTGCAATGTTAGTTTTATATGCAACACGCGTTGTAAAGGTAACTGATAAATTCCGTACGGGTGTAATTGCAGCGACAATGGGAATTATGGTTATGTATTTAATCGTATTCTTATTAAATATGTTCGGTGTAACTGTTCCATATATTCACCAGGGCGGTACAATCGGTATTATCATTAGTGCGGTTGTTATTGTAGTTGCTGCATTAAATTTATTACTAGATTTCGATTTAATCGAAAGCGGTGCACGTAGCCAAGCTCCAAAATATATGGAATGGTACAGTGCAATGGGTCTAATGATGACTCTAGTATGGTTATACTTAGAAATTCTTCGTTTCGTTTCTTACTTTACGAAAAATGACTAATGAAAAAATCCTGCATGAAATGTGCAGGATTTTTTTATTTTCAAAGATAAATTGAATGAATGGTATAATGTGGATGTTAGAAGTTTGAATGGAAGGGGATGGAATATGATGAAAGAGAAGAAAGGGATTATGAAAAAACTATTTTCTAAAAGTTTTTTCATAGAACTAGATGATGCTTTAACATATCCGTCAGCAGAATGCATTATTTCAGCCATTGAAGGGTATGCAGCTGAATGTAATGAACTACTAAAATTTGAGAGTAAAGTTAAACCGATTACATTCTACTTAGACGATGCATTGTTTAGCGCTGAAATAAAGATGGCTCGCGGAGGGTATTACATCTCTTGCAGTGAAATATAATATATCTTGAAACCTTACATGTTCATAATATGTAGGGTTTCTTTTTTGCTTTTTTATATGCAAAGTAATCCTTTTTACTTTAGAAATATATAATTTTATCCTTTTTACCCTTCACACATTTTTCTTTACAATGAAGAAAAACATGCGAGGTGGTATAACTTATGATGAATCGAGTTGTATTAATCGGTAGATTGACAAAGGATCCAGAATTATACTACACAAAACAAGGCGTCGCTTATGCACGAATATGTGTTGCAGTGAATAGAGGATTTCGAAATAGTTTAGGTGAACAACAAGCAGATTTTATAAATTGTGTCGTTTGGCGAAGAGCAGCTGAAAATGTAACAGAATATTGTACGAAGGGATCACTTGTTGGAATTACAGGGCGTATTCATACGAATAATTACGATGATGAAAAAGGAAAGAAAATATATAGAACTGAAGTTGTGATTGAGAGTATTACCTTTTTGGAGAGAAGGAGGAAGGGGGCATCGTAATAAAAGGGGATTTTAAGTAATAGCTTCGGAAAAAATTGTGGAAAGTATTTTAATAAATTTAAAGAAGGGGTACTGTCACATGCCCATCAAGCTAAGA